CTTGGCACGAGGAGAAAGCAGCGGATAACACCGCTTACTTGATCGGAATTAGAGCCGAGGAGGGGATAATTCGGTACAGAGCCGTCACAAAAAATGCGGGCTACGGCGGCGTGAAGTGGGGAACTATTGCGGGGAAGGCTAATAGGTTCTACCCGATATACGACTGGACCGTCTACGACGTGTGGAAGTTCATCTACGACTTCGGGATAGAGTACAATAAGATCTACGACCTGATGTTCATGGACAACGTGAGCATTTATAATCGTATGCGGGTGTCGAATCTCATACATGAGAAGTCGTACAAGTGCCTAGCATCGCTACCGAAGTACGAGCCTGAGACTTATGACAGACTCTGCAAGCGGATCTCGGGCATATCGACGGCCATGAGATACGCGTCTGAGAAATTAGTGTTCAGCAACCGTGACCTACCGAAGCACTACTCGAACTGGAAGCAGTTTCGCGACTTCCTGCTCGACAACATCCCCACAGAGGCGCACCGCCAGACTTTCGCGGCGCGCTTCGACGGGCAGCCTGAGGCGGAAGACGTGTTCCGCGCACAGGTCGGGCAGTTGTTAGTCAACGACTTCGAGAACTCGAAGAGTTTCGACGCGAAGCGCGATGAGAAGCGACAGCAACTCAAGGACAAATGGTTCAACATACTCTGAGGTAAAGAAGATGGCAACGGTTAAGATCGAGTCTGAGGCCGCGAGCGCGGCACCAATCGTCATCAGGCAACGGGCGACGGAGGCTATTGTAGTGCCGTTGGCTTCTCTGGAGGCCAACGACTACAACCCTAATCGTATGCCAGGGTCCGAGATGGACCTGCTCCGTCAGTGCATCGAGAAGTTCGGCTTCCTCTTCCCGATTGTCGTCGTCAGGGCGGGAGAGAAGTACAAGATCGTGGACGGCTTCCATCGCTACGAGACGCTGCGACGCATGGGCGCACAGGAAGCAGCTGTGGTGGTGCTCGAGTTGTCGCACGCCGACGCCGTGCAGCTGACGGTGCTCATGAACCGGATCAAGGGGCTCCACCAAGTCGAGCTCATGAGCGACCTCGTCGTGAAGTTGCATGATCTGGGCCTGGAGGATGAAGAGATCTGCAAGAACCTCGGTATGGAAGTCGAGGAGTATATCCGGCTAAAGCAGCAGCTCGGCATCGCGCACAGCTTCCGCAAGCACGTGTACACGAACAGCTGGACCGTAGGAGATAAGCCCTGAAGATCACGCACGCATACGACGTATTGCGAGCAGCTCGGGAGAGGATACGCATCGTCTTCGACGACTTCGAACGCGTCTATCTTAGCTTCTCTGGTGGCAAGGATTCGACCGTCATGCTCCATCTCGTCATGGACGAGGCTATCCGTCGGAATCGAAAGGTCGGCATCCTCATCATCGACCTCGAAGCGCAGTACGCCGACACGATCCGGCACGTCGAGACGATGGTCGAAAAGTACGCCGCCCACATCGAGCTGCACTGGGTCTGCGCGGAGCTGCTACTGCGCAACGCCGTCTCGAACTTCGAGCCGCGCTGGCGCTGCTGGGCTCTGGAGAAACGCGAGCTGTGGGTGCGCCATATGCCGGTGCGGGCGAGCGACTTATCGCAGTACGACTTCTATGTCCCAGGCATGGAATTCGAGGAGTTTGTAGAACTGTTCGCTGAATGGTACTCGTGCGGCGAGCGCTGTGCCAACTTCATCGGCATCCGTTCCGACGAGAGCTTGCATCGCTACTACGTCTTCGCGCGCGGCGATGCAAATCCCGAATTGGGTTTCAAGTGGGTGACGGGCGTTGCCGGCTCCGCGCAGCTTTTCAATGCCTACCCAATATACGACTGGCGCACCCGCGATATATGGATCTATCACGGCAAGAACCCCGACCGCGGGTATAACGCCGTCTACGACAAGATGAACCAGGCGGGCGTGCCTCTCGCGGACCAGCGGTTGTGCCAACCATTCGGCGATGAGCAGCGCCGCGGACTGTGGCTCTACCACGTGCTCGAGCCCGAGACATGGTACAAGCTCATCGTGCGCGTCAACGGAGCTAACAGTGGCGCGCTCTACGTGACCGAGAGTGGCAACGTCTCAGGCTACAGTAGAATATCCAAGCCCGACGGACATACATGGCAGAGTTTCTGCCTGCTGCTCCTGAGCACGATGCCGACGCAGACTCGCGAGCACTATACGGGTCGGTTCCGTCGCTTCATCGCTGACTGGCGCCGGCGCGGCTATACCGAGATGCCCAATGAAGCTCCCTTGGAGTTAGAGCTAGGAGCACGCGGTGAGGGTTGGGCGCCGTCGTGGCGTCGCATGTGCCGCGTACTCCTGCGCAACGATTATTGGTGCAAGGGCCTTGGACAGGCACAACCTAAGAGTGAAGCATACCAGCACTTCAAGGAGCTGCGCGCCAAGAGGAAGCTGACAGCGGAGCTCGAACCCAAACCAGCGAAGCGCAGAGGGAAGAAATAAGATGGAAAAGTTGAACTGGAGTAAAGCAGGTGAGGGCTGGGCTGCCGTGGCTGGACGCTTCGCGCTGCGCGTGATTAGAAGCGGCGGCCTCGCCTTCGAGTGGCGCGTCTACGAAAACGCGGATCTCATCGCTTCCGGCACGGTGCCGATCGGCAGTGTCCGTCGCGCCGAGACTGCAAACCTGTTGCTGGCGAGGGGCGCGGCGCAGCGAGCCGCTGCGCAAGAAGCCCGACGGCTCATCTCCAAGCGCCACTCACAAAAGCAACCCGTGCAGCGCGTCTACTTCGACGGCTGCGAGGGGTCGGGCAAGACGACGCTGGCGCGCGAGACTGCGCGGCGCTATGAGCTCCCGTTTCTGACTGAGGTCGCGAGCGGCGTGCTGTACGAGTTCCAGCAGCGCGTAGGCGAGCGGGCGCAAAGCTGGGCGCGCATCCGGGCGGACGTCGGGCTGAGCTCGGAGGTTCAGGAGCGGGTGATGGCCAGGCAGCTCGCGGACGAGCGCGCGACGCCGCCGCCGGCCGTCTACGACCGGACGCTGTCGTGCCTCGCCTACTCGGCGCTGTACGCCGACAACTTCAGAGCGCTCCTAGATGCGGTGCCGCCCGAGTACCTCGCTGAACTGCGCAGATCCGTCGTGTTCCTCGTGCGCCCGCAGCGTGAGCTGCTCGGCGCGGCCGACGGCGTGCGGCAGCCGGTTGCCTGGGAGAACCAGATTCGGATCGACCAGACCATGGAACTGTTGTTCAAGCTGTGGGATGTCAGCTTCGTGAGCGTCGAGCAGCTCTGCGCCGCGCAGCGGCAGCACCTCGTCGATTGGTGCCTGCAGTCTCGCGGTTTCAGGCTTGCCGTGGGCTCACCGTAGTGATACCGTCGCCGTCGTGGAAGAACTGGACAAGCTACTGACAGACCTGGCGAGGTACGCGGCGGAGGACGGTACGCAAGCACCGTCCACGGAGTTCGCCGCGCTCGCCATAAGACAGCTCTTCGTGCGGAAGGAGATCCGCGTGCGTGGAGAGATAGAGGCGCGACGTGAACAAGCGAACTGAAGTAACTGTCGAGGGCAACGACGTGGCTGGCGACGGCGAGCGCGAGCAGGTGGCGGCGCCGCGGGCGATGAAGGTCTACCCGGCGAGCGAGGCCGAGGCGCGGCTCATGATAGACCAGCTTCGAGACGCCGTTCGGATGTGGATGACGACGGCGAAGATCCTGTTTGACAACGAGAAGCTGCTTGTCGCCCGCCTCTCCAAATACGAGATGGTCAATCTCACCCCAATATCTACGGAACTGTAACCGTGCGGATGTTGCTGGTATTGGCATTGATTCTCACGCCCGCCGCGATTGACCGCTGCGTCGGCCACTGCTGGAAATCCTATCCGTGCGCGTACAAGGTTCGGTGCTGCTCAAAGTGTCGCGCTCGATGCGGGTGGTGACCGAACCATCTATCGCATGATGCGCGCCTCGTTTCTCTTGGCCATCTCCCTCGTAGCCTGCGGGCCGGCGCTGCGCGAGCAGCAGTTGCTCGCGGCGCGCGTCCAAGCCGCCGCCAAGTCGTGCAAGGCGAACCGACTGCGCTGCCAGAGCGCTGACCTCTGCGCCAGGCGCGCGCAGACCGCGCAGAGCGCTATTCAGAGCGCGCAGGAGGCGCGCTCGCGCGGTCAGGCTATCGCAGACCAGGAAGCGAACGCAGCGGGCTCCTACGCGGCCGCAGACAGCATCTGCAAGGCGGGTGGGTGGTGATCGCGCTAGCGGTGTTCTTCGACTCGCTGGCTGCGTGGTTCAAGAGCTGGCGCAGCGCCAAAGCGGGCGCCGAAGTCGCGGCGGGCAAGAGGGCCAAGGAAGAGACGGACGCTGCCGCAGCCGAGATCGCCGCGGAGCTCAAGAAGTGATTGCGCGAGACGTAGTTGAGGCGTTACGCGGATGAGGCACCCTGGCGCAGAGTGGCTGCCGTCGCCGAACTTCTCGCGGCGCAGAGAACCGGTACGTTTCATTACATGTCATCAGACGGACGGGCAACCTGACGTCTACCGCGCCGCTGAGTCGCACTGCGACCCAAAGAACCAGAAGTCGGCGCACTTCTTCGTCGGCCGAGCCGGCGAGGTGCTGCAGCTCGTCGACACCGACGACTGCGCCTGGCACGACAGCGGCCGGAACGGCGAGAGCATCGGGATAGAGTTCGTCGCGCGACAGCCAGGCGAGTTCGACGACAGGTGGCACAAGCTGAGCGGCGGCACGAAGCAGGCTCTCGGTGCGCGGAGCACTGACGATCGCGACCCGGGGCTGCCACTGACGGAGCCACAGCTCGCTGCGGGTGCCAAGCTCGTCGCCGCGCTGCTCCGGCATCACGGCCTGTTGCTCGAAGCGGTGCGCCCGCACTGCAGCTCGCCTACGACCACGCACACGAAATGCGGCGCCGACAAGTCTGCGGGCGGCATCTGGGATTGGACTGATTTCAGACGGAGGATCGATGAGGCGCTTACTGCTCTCGCTACTGAACCTGCTCAGGGCTGACCGCGGCGGGCTGTCGGCCTGCTACGCCTAGATCGACCAGGGCCAGACGAAAAGATCCGTCGGAAGTGGACTGATGTAGTTCGGATTGATGTGACGCTCGATGCCCGGATACGTGACACTCCTGACTCTGAGCTCCTCGTATCCTCGAGTGAGCTGCTCTCTGACGACCTGTCCGTTCGGCTGTGGCGCCTGCCACTGTGGCAGTGTGGCGATCAAGAACCAGTTCGGATCCGAGACGCCCATGTTCGTGAAGAAGCGGTGAATCGGCGGTCGCTGCGCGTACTCGAGGGCGTGTGGGCCGAAGAGCGCCTGATCGTCGAGGTTGGGCCAGACGGCCTCGCAGGCGTAGCCGTGGATTTGGTTACGCCTGAAGTTCGTCGAGTTGAGCGACACTCGATTCGCCAGCCACCCTCCACTGCCCGGCACATCGGTGCTCGGGTTCGGACTCGTCCCGTCGAAGTAGAAGATGGGCCCGCAGATCGGGGTTTGTGTCGCACCGTCGCGGTCGATCCAAGGCGCTGAGCAGCCGGGTGTGTAGAAGCGTTGTAGGTTGTGAAGCGCTGCGAGCACTGGCGCTTCCGTCCCGTCGTGCGCCGCATCGGTATGGATGGCCGGCGCATCGAGCTGCGCGGCCAAGACGAGCAAGTTCTGCCAGCACGCCGCGTTGAAGGGCACGTCGTAGTCGCTCGAACAGCAGACGATCGGCGGCCCGCGGAAGGTGGCCTGCGTCACCGTTCCGGCAATGACCGCTGCGCCGCGCATGTTGGAAAGCATGATTAGAGCGTGAAGCCGACGAGAAAAAGAGAGAGATTGGCGGCGGAATTGGACACCAAGTAATCGATGGTGCCGAGGTCTTGCGCTTCGAGCTGCATGGAGTAGCCAGCCGTCGCGCCCGCATCGAACAGGATCTGACCGTTCGTTGTCTGAATCAGGATCGCAGATCGCAACGAGCCGTCCGCGACGAGACTCGCGATCAAGCGCACCTTAGAGCAGTTTGGCGGTCGGAGAGCACCATAGCTGACGGAGGTAAAGGTGGTGGCTGTTCCTGCAGCCAAGATGCGCGTCGAGATGTAAGCTCCAATGTAAGTAAACTCGAGTTCATTTTGGGATTGTGGTATGACGTTTCCTGACGCATTGGTGATGAACGTGCTGACCCACATAGATGAATCGTCGCCGCTGCGGTAGTTCAAGCCGGCGTCGGGTCCGTCGACCGTGACGGTGAAGGTGAGTGTGTTTGCCACGATCCGAGCGTAGACCCAGTAGCGGGTGCTGTTCGCGAGGCCGCCGCTAAGCGCGGCGGGGTTGATCGTCGTCTGGGTGAGGTTCGCGAGCGTGCGCCAGGCCGTCCCGTCGTACACCTGGATGGCGCCGAGCGGCTCGATCACCATCGACGTGTTGCTGACGAGCCGCGTGCGGCGCTTCACATCGAGATGTGCGCTCGCTTGCGAGCTACCCGTGTCGGCTGGCTCTTGTGACGGCGGCGAACAAGCCAGAAGCGTGAGAGCCAAACTTAGGATGTAGGTTCGCATGTTAGAGCGTGAACCCCGCTACGTGGATCGACAGGCTGGCGTTCGCGTTGCCAACGAGGTAATCGATTTGGAGCCCATTCACCAATGCATAAGGCACGAAAGCCGACGATGTGATACCCGTCGCCGACGTCTCCTGAATGAACACGTTCGTTGGTGTAGAAGTCCGTAGGGTCGCGGTGGTATTGGTCGTAGACGACCAACTAGGTCGCAGCAATGCGATCTGCGCCTCCGCTGGTATGATTCCAGCCAACGATACAGTTGCAGCGACGGTTGAATTACCTGCGTTGAGGACTCGGTTATTGATGGAGTATTCAAAGTACCTATATTCCCCATCTACTTGAGTGTATTCGAGAAGAGCTCCGGCAGAAGAGGTGTAGAACGTCGAGACGAACATGTTGTCCGTCGTAGTCGAATCGTAGTTGAGGCCGACTTCCGGCGCGTTAGTCGAGACGCGGAAGCCCACGGCGCCACCGTTGTTGTAGGCGTAGACGTAGTAGCGCGTCAGGTTCGCAAGCGAGCCGCCGGCTAGCGCGGTCGGATCGATCGTCGATGCGGTAAGGTGCGGCAGCGTCACCCAGTTGCCGCCGGAGGTGACCTGCACTCCACCGAGCGGTTGAATGATCATGGAAGTCGACGAGACGCCTTTCACACGGCGCTTCACGCCGCCGCCGTGCAGCATCTGGCGCGCGCCGACGAGGCCGTTGACGAGCGGCTGCAGTGCGAGATCGCGCATGTTGGCTGAGCTCAGCGGGTCGAAGTTCGCCGGTCCCTGGATGGTGTCGGCGGCGGGGAAGGCTCCGTTTCCTACAAGGGGCGTGGTCATATCTGGAGATGGTTGCTCGCAAGAGGCCAGGGCAAGTAGAAAGGCAAGGGCTACGCGGTTCATATTTGTTCTCCTCCGATTGGAATCGGAAGAGTAACAGCTCTGGCGAACCGTTAACAGCTAGGGTTTCTACTAGTTCTGCTCGGTAACTAGGGGTCGAACCCTACGACTTCGGGCGGTACAAAGCCTCGCTGCGCCCAGTGCGTCTCTCCGACGACGACGCGGTGCAAGTCGGCCTCGTCGCCATCAGCCCACTCGCCGACGTCCCAGCCGGGTTCGGTGTCCCAGAGCCGGCCGGCGCCTAGCCATATGTACAGGTACGTCGGAGTGTCGTGACCGGCGCGGAAGGTGCGCAGCAGGCGGCGGACTTGCTGCACTTGAGCCTGCGTCGCAGTGGCGTCCCAGAGGCCGACGTCCCAGCCGGGTTCGGTGTCCCAGTAGCGCTTTTCGATCGGCAACGGCGGCTGGAGCAGCACGTCGAACTGCGCCCAGACGTCACGGGCGAAAGCGTTGACGTAGGGCCACGGGCTCGGCGGTGGTGCTGGCGCATCGTAGCGACGCTTGACGACGACGTTCAAAAACCCCATGCGGCTGAGGTTGTATTGGTGGACGTGCTGCGAGCCGGCGACGCGCCACAACTCCCAGGCGGTGCGCAGGACCATGCGGTAGTCCGGCTCTGACTCGCCGATCGCCTGTTCGACGCCTCGCTCGGCCGCGATGTAGACGAGGCCGTCGGACGGTGCGAATTCCGGAAAGCGCGCGAGCACCGCCTGATAGACGCGCTCGAAGCTCTCGTCCATGAGCGCGCCGAGAGTGCCCTGCCAGGCGTCGCCCGCCTCGTCCTTCAAGAAGGGCTTGTTCACCGCGACGCGGTACGCCTGGAAGCTCTGGTCTGCGACAGCCATCTATGCGAGGATGGTCCCTCACGGTCGAAAAGAACAGGAGGCGACGCTGCGCTGGCTCGATTACGGCTTAACTACTTCCGCGCCGCACAGGACGCTGGCGCGGAAGTCTTATGCAGAGTGGCTGGCTACTCGCCCTTTACGACCTTGGCGCGCGGCTGTTCGTTGAGCTCGCCGGCTTCGCTCTGCTCGTCGTCGTCCGTCGGGCGGGGCGCCGAGTTCTCGCCCGGCTTGGTTCCACCCTCGTACTTGCCCTTCTCGCTGTTCGGGATCTTGGGATCGGTGTTCTGTGCCATGATATGGCTCCTTTCAATCTGAAGGCTGGCTTCGGAGAGCGCGGCGCGCAAGCTCAAATCTTCTCGACGACGTAGCGGCTGTGCTCTGTGGCTATGAGGTAGACGCCCGATCCCTCGCAGCGCCACCTCAGCACGAGGCTAGAAGACCACCCGTCGTCAGACTCGCCGTAGCGGAGCGCGAGCTGGCGGGTGGCGCGGAGGTATTCTTCGAGGTTGGTCCCGTCCCAGAGCTCAAGTGAGCCGCCCGGTCGGCGGAGGGCCGCCTCGCCCTCGCGCGTCGGATCGATCCTGATGTGTCCCGAATAGTGCTCTTGTGTTCTCGAGGAGACGACGCCGAGATGTCTTACTCGGATGCGCAAAGTCGAAGGATTAGCTGAGGGCAACGCCGTCGTTGCTGATCACGCGCCAGCGCAGCGCGCCTGCGAGCTGCATGCCCTCGAGCACGATCATGTCGCCGGCTGCCCCGAAGGTCATGACGGTGTTGCCAGTCTGATTTAACGCCTGCGCCGACGTGACGACGATGTCGCCGATGTAGACGTCGCAGATGAGCGAGGCGCGCTGCCCGACGTAGGTCGGGATCGCGAGAGTGCGCGTCTCGGCTCCGGCGCTCGTCATCGGCACGTGGCCGTCGGAGGTGACAGGGATCGCCCCGCCGTTGCCGGGATCGGCGATGCGGTTGGCGTTTGTCGCAGCGGCCTGCTTGCCCTGGAAGGTAAACAGGCCGCTCGGTGGCTTCATCTCACCGGTGCCAAGCGACAGGTCGACGGCGGTGGTTCCGGCCGCGCAGGACAGATTCTTGTTCGCAGCGAGTACGAGCCCCGCGCCGCCGCTGTCGATGCTCGCCACCGCGACGCCGTTGGCGCCGAGCGTGAGCGCGGCCCCGGTGCCGGCGCGGACGGTGCTCGCCTTGCCCGCGGCTCCGAGCCAGGTGAGAGCGCCGGTCGACAGGACCTGATCGTCGGTGCCGCCGAGCGAGAAGCTGCGGTCAGCGCTGAGGTCGCCGCCGCCCGTGACGCCGCCCGAGGTGGTGAGGTTCCGGCCTGCCGGTACGGTGCCGCCCGCGGCCGGCGGGGCGGAGAGGCTGTTGATCTCGGCGTCGCCCTCGAAGTCGCTGCCGCCGTCGAGCAAGAGGTGATACCACTCGCTGGCACCCTCGGCGGGCAGCGTGAAGCTGTAGTCGGTGTTGCCCTGCTCGCCCTTGGCGAGGTTCATCTCCACCTGCTCGCCGATCGCGTTGGTGACGCGGAACCAGTCGCCGGTCGCGTTCATGCGGATGAGGCAAAGGGTGACCTCGCCCGCCGTCGAGCGGGCAGAGACGCGCAGCGCAGTTCCGGTGATCTGGACGGCGTCAGTAGTTACCCCGTTGGCGGGGAGAGTCGTTCGCGGTGTGACGTTTCCCATGCGCAGTGATGGTCGCGCTTTACACAGCGTCGCAGAAATGAGAGTCTTCAAGACTCGCCGAAGTGGGCAGGTATTAAAGGAGGATCGTATGCTCGAGATACGCATCAATAAAGTGATCGTAGACGAATCTCAGGATTCGAACCCAGACGTGCGCGGACCTTGGGATGATGTCAGCCACAGCGAGGAGTTCCGCGGGCCTTCTGCCCAAGAACTGACGAAGGACATAGAGCAGCTCGTCGCTTGTGGTGGTCGGACATATTCGGTCTTGGGAGATAAGCTACGGAGGTATCACTTTTTCAACAACATCTTGCCGAAGCTACAAGAACTGATCACCAAGACATGGCCTCACTCCAGATTCACTTTGGAGATTTCCCCTGCGGAGCGGGGTTACAAGTTCAACCTGATGCGAAGCTACGGCGACAACTACTTCGACTGCCTGCCGCAGCCCTTAAATCGAACACCTCAGGTGTGGAGCCTGACGGAAATACTGTACTTCGTCGCGGAACTCCTCTGTAGGTTCTCCATAGACGAGGTGCCGAGTGAACTGATCGCGGAGCTGAAGGTGGTCCAATGAAGGCCGAAAGTAACCAGCGAATAATTGATGACATCGAGAAGGCACTCAGCAAGCTATTGCACCGCCGAGTGCGGTGGCGTGACCTCCTGTCGCTCTTAGAGACAGACGCGGAACTCCGACAGACGATCGTCACAGCTATCGACGAAGAAGCTTATAAGCGAGCGGGCAAGCGAGAGGCTGCGTCGACTGGCGTGCAGCCGGAGTTGCTTAGCGCGCTGTCAACACGGATCTGCAACTGCCTGGCAGCTGGCGGCATCTTGACCAAGAAGCAACTCGTGGAAACGTCCGACGCAGATCTACTCAGACTCAAGAACTTCGACCGTGCTTGTCTGCTTGAAGTTCGCCGCTTCTTAGCTTCTTAAGCTTCATGCCCTGGAAGGTACGCTAGATGCTCTGCAGTACGAGCTGCGAGGTCAGGACTGGCACCTGGTTGTACTGGATCGCCAGGTCCTGCGTCCCGCCGTTGATCTTCACGTCCGTCGCGTCGAGCACCACGCTGTTTGTCGTCCCCGCAGGTAGGCTTATGAGGCCGAGCACCCGCTCGTAGCTTACCCGGCCGAGCCTGCCGCCGCCGATCAGGAACGACCCGAACCAAGTGGCGAGGTTCCGGTTCACCGTGGCCAGGAACGCCGCGTTGTTGTAGGTAGCCTCGACGATGACCGTGCCGGACACCGTCACTGCAAGATTGACGGCGCTCGTCGCGGCGCAGCGCGCCGACTCCGATATGTTCGGGCCTCCCGTCTGCGTCGGCGAGAGGGCCAATTGGACTGCGGCTACTACCGACGGCGCTAGTGCTCCCGCCTCTCCCGCCACGATGACATCGACCCGCCCCGGATCGGTGAGGTCAAGGTTCGTCTCGACGCGGACGCGCGTCACCTCTTGACTGGCGTTGCGCGCGGCGGCTTCGTAGCCGGACTGCACCATCGTCGTGGGCTTAAACTGGCTGAGCGTCCCCCACTTCGTCACGTTGCGGCGCTGCAGGCTCGCGTCCTCCTCGGCTGGCGTGCCGCTCGCGCCGTACTGGTCTGCCTGCCAACCGGAAGGATTCGTCACCGTGACGCCCGCGAGGGTGCCGCGCACCCAGGTGTCGATCTCGCCGACGCCAGCGTTGTAGTCGCTGCCGACGTCCGCCGCCTCGACGTACACGCGAGCACTGCCACCGCGGGGGATCGTCACCGGATCGACCCCATTGGGCGCGACGCCTGAGTATTCCAGCCCACCGATGCCCACAGAGAACCCCACAGACAGCGGCGAGAACTTGAACGGCCCGAGGCCCCGCGGATCGGACAGCGTCACAAACCCACTGGCCTTCACCCCAAGGAAGCGGAAGTCGTCAAAGAGCTGCTCGCTGAGGTTATCGAGGCCGGAGTCGCTCGCGGTCTGGTTGTAGCCCTGCGCGACGACGTAGGCGCCGGCCTGGTTCTCCTGGTCCTGCGCGCGGCTCTCCACCTCGACGAGCGCGACGGGCAGCGACTCGGGTGCGTAGCTCTCGATCGCGGTGAAGCCAGCCGCCTCGAGCCTGTCGAAAGTCTCCTGTTTGACCTCTTCGTAGGTCGGCGGATTTAGTAGTTGCTCGACGGTAAGAGCCATGGTAGAGATGGTGAAGAGGAGAATTCTCAGATGGGAAGAGACAGCACGATAAAGATGGCTCGCGGGATACTTCGCTTAGAGCGACGAAACAATCCGAAAGCTACTTCACAGCACCTACACTCGCTAGCGCACAAGCTGACGCGCAGCCTTCGTGAGGCGCTCCGCTCGCGAACGATCCAGCGCATCGTCGGAGATGTCTAATGGCGTACGAATACAAGGGCGTGAAGTGCGACACGTTGGAAGAGCTCTTGAAGCTGCAAGAAGCGGAGCGCACGAAGGCTTCTTCGCAGGCGGTTCGAATTGAGCACGCCGAGGCGAAGGATCGAAAACAGACGCGACCAGCGAAATCTTCACAGAAGCGAATCGAATGCGACCACCGCTATGTTTATGACGGCCTCGGCGGAGGTCACAACGAGCAGTACGTCCACAAATGTTCCAAGTGCGGAGATTCTAATTGGTTTTCGGAGCCGCATCGCTAGATGGACGAACTCTTCGAGAGCATCGCGAAGGTGCAGGAGTCAATCGACAGGCGCAGCACGTCGGTAAACTACCGCGCGCTTTACCCCGCGACGATCATCTTCACCGACGGCGAGCTTGCGACCGTCGAGGCGCAGCTCGGCGCGACGATGATGACGCTCAGCGACTGCAAGGTGCGGCGCGAGGCGGGCTTGAAGAACGAGGCGACGGAAGGCAGCCCCTGCTTCGTCGGGTGGGAGGGTGGCGATCCGGCGCGGCGCTTCGTCCTCGTCGGCAGCTTCGGCGGCACTTCGGTGAAGTGGACTATCTCGGCGTCCGGCAGCGTCGTGTTCGACGCTCCGGAGACGAATGCCAAGCACGATCTCGTCTCGGAGCACGAGGTCGGGCAGTCAGCAGGTCCGCTCGGACTCGTGCCGGGCGTGAACGTGAACCCGGCGACGTCCTCCGCGAAGGGAGACGACGCGGCCTTCGACCTCGAGCTGCAGCCCGTCGACAACACGAAGCCCATGGGGCCGCTGCTCGCCATCGTGACGTTTGGCCGCGCATTCGGCAGCACACCCAAGGCTGTGCTGCAGGTGAAGGACTTCATCACTGCTCCGACGAGCGCGTACGATGTCAAGTATTCAACTACACCGATCTCGATCTCGATCACTGGAACCTTCCCGAATCCAACCGGCAAAACGGTCATAACGGCGTTCATCCGAGAGAATAAGCCGTGATCCTCTTCGGCGGATCTGAGGTGTGGAAGACGAGCTCGCTCACGCGCCTGATGCTCCGCTTCTGGGACGCGATCGACGACGAGTGGCTGCGCCTGGCGGGCTACGTTTCCTGACCATCTTCCGTCGTGGCCGTAGCGCTCCTCGACGACGAACCACTCCTCAAACTGGACCTGATGATACCTCGGTGGGGTCCGTGGCACGCCGACGCGATGCTCGAGGGCACGGTCGCGCCGGTCGTCGGCTCGTCCGTCTCGCTAGTCGTCGGCGGCGTCTCGCGCGCGGGCACTGTTAAGCGGAGCGGCGCGCCGTATGGTCAGGTGCGCTGCCGGATCGTTGGCGGCGCCGGAAAGCTCGGCGCGCTGTGTCAGCCCAAAGACTACGGGCAGGTGACGGCGATGGCCGTTGGCCGAGACATCCTCGATCAGGTGGGCGAAACTGTTGGTGACCTGTCACCGCTGTCGGCCGTCGTGCTACCGCAGTGGCAGCTATTGCAGGAAACGGCTGGGGAAGCCCTGCAACGCGTCTTCAGGCAGGCACCCGGCTTAGACCTTTGGTGCGAGCGCAGCGGGGCGCTGAGCGCCCGGCAGACCACTTGGACGCGGAGCGTCGGGGCACTGTGGCGCGGCATCCTGCCGCAAGAGCGCGGTGCGGTGCTCTTCGCGGACAGCGGGGAGATCGAGCCCGGCGTGCGCGTGACAACGCTGCATGGCGACTTCGACATCGAGCGCGCGCAGTACGTACTCGATCCGAACGACGAGCGCAGCGCGCTGAGGCTGTCTATCTGGTATCGTTGAAATAGCCTGAGCGCCCTCCCTTACACGAATGATCGAGCAGGTCAGCAACAGCCCCTGAACCTCAATCGTCTTCGAGCCTGATCGCGTAACCGCCTCGTAATTGCAGTAACTTCAACATTCTCACCATCTCCTCTTGTGCCGCTCAAGACTTCCGTAAATGCCACACCCACCGTCGCCGAGGTGCGCGGTTTCACCTACGACGGGCGGGATTACTCGACGCTAAAGCCTGACGGCACCTTCGGGCTGAGCTTCCGAGTGATCCACAACAGCAAGCGCGTCATCGCCGAGCACATCGCGCGGCGCTGGATCTGCGAGCAGGGCGACCTCGACGCGGCGTACATCGGCGCGGGCTTCAGGCGATACCTCAACATGTCGCTCACCGTCATGCAGCGGGAGCAGCTCGAGGCCGCGCTCCGAAACGAAGCGCTCAACGTAGACGGCGTCGAGCGCTGCTCCGTCGCCATCACCCAGAAGCGCCTGTCAGGTTCCGCCTTCGAGCTCACCGCCAGCGCCACCGTCACGCTGAGCCGGCGCTTCGGCGGCGAGACATTCACGACCGTCTTCGCGCTTACCGCCGAGACGTCTAGGCTCATCGTCGGCGGACAGATTACTTAAACATGGCTCTTAGCGCAACGACACATTTCTAAGCGACACCTCCACCGCTAGCTTGAGGTCTGACCAGACGGCGAGGCGCAGGTCCTTGCGATTCGGTTGTCGGAGTAGGTAAGACGGGTGGTAGGTCGGGATGACCTTGATCTCGGGCTTGTCGAGCTTCTTAAGATCGAGCATGAGGCCAGCGACGCCCACGCCCATCTGTCGGACAGCGAGATTCGAACTATCCCGAAGTGCCCCGATGCTGAGCTTGCTCGCCGTCAGAGTCTGCGCCGCCACGCGGCCGAGCGCAACGACGACACGGAGCTTCGGGAGCAGGCGAAGCTGCTGCCAGAGCCAGGCGTCGGCGCAGGTGCGCACGTCGTTCTCGTCCTTGAGAAGTTTGTTGTCGGACGGTCGGCACTTGACAACGTTGCAGACGTACGGGTCCGACGGGAAGGTGATTCCATGCTCAGCTTCAGCATATCGACGCATCGCGTCGATCTGTTTGTCGAGGAGCTGCCCAGCGCTGCCCACGAAGGGCAGGCCCTGTTCGTCCTCGTCTGCGCCCGGCGCCTCACCGAGGAACGCGAGCGTCGAGAGTGGATCGCCTTTCGCGAGGACGCTCTGCTTGCGCGTCGAGCCATGCGGGCAACGGCGACAACCTGAGACGTCGTCGGCGAGGATCGCCAGGCTGCGGTGCGTCTTCGATGGGAGCTCAGGCGCCAGGCAGCACCGCGCGGGCGTCTCTTTGCCCGTCGCGTTCGGGCACTCGTGTCCTGAAACGGCGCACTTCACCCAACCTCGTTCCATCAGCGACACCCCTCGTCGCTGTTGGGATTACAGATGGGCGTAGCGACGGCAGAGCCCATGTCTGGCGTGGTGTAATTCTCAAACCAAGCAATCACAGATGGATTCTCTGCGATCTGAAGACCAGCAAGGACGCCGATCAACAGGCAAACGAGCGCACTCGCCAGGGTGAATGTGGTCACGAAATTCGATCGCTCTTTGCGGAGCTTCGACACCATGTCGACTGCCGTTGCGGGCGCTTCGATTACTGGCACCACAGTCACGGGCAGGCGTGCCGCGACGGCCTTCTCGCGCTTGCTGATCTTCGCATGAGCCCGCTCGACTTCGATCCTGCTTCGAGACGAGATATCGAAGGGAATAGCTACGGGTACGGGAAGCTCCTCGGGAATAGGCGAGAAGAGTACACCACCAAAGACGAAGGGTCGGAGGCTGGCGGCGCCCCTACGCACTTCCTTGTGGGGCGATTGTGCGAGCTCCGCGCGGCTTACGATTTGGCGTGATCCTTCTCTGGTCACAATCACTTTGCTAGTTCGATACATCATTCTGACTACTCCGATCTGAGTTACTTTACGTTTTGTACTCCAAATCGGAGCTGCGCGCAAGCGTCTAGCGCCAAGTAGGCGAGCGCGTTGCGCTTTTTGTTCTCACGCCTTGGGCCGGGCCGACGACGGACTTGGGCACTAGGCCAGTCGACCGAAGATCGTCCTGCTTCACCTGCTTCGTCGCGCCGCGCGGGCCACTCTGCACGAAGCGGACGTCGTATCCCTCGACGTCAACCACCCAGCGGTCGACATCCACCGGCTGCAGGATCCCTCGCTTCGTGGGCACGAATTGCTGTATGCCGCTGCCGGCGTAGCTCGGGTGCGAGACGCGCACGGCGTTGCGAGCGTCGAGGCCACGGGGCATGAGCCTGTCCTCGACGCGCTCGTACTCGTCGCGCCAGTCCTTCGGTGGGTCCTTCGAGTAGTCGATGAACAGGTTCAGCGTGAAGCCGACCGGCACGGTGTCGACGCCCTGCGACACGTATCGCCTGTAGTCGGTTCCTTTGGCCTTCCTGGCCTCAACGTCAAGCATCATCCCGCCCCGCAGTGAGCCCTTGACGATGGGGAGCAGCACGTCTTCGATCAAGATACCGTCGTAGTTTGTGATCGCGAAGGGTTGTACGCGCGCCCCCGTCTGGCCAGCCAAAGCCAAATCGACGAGGTCAAGTAGATTTCCGCCAACCCCTTGTGAAGTGACCTTGGGATACCTAGCCATTGCCGCCGACCTCCATAGCGGTGCGCTGCCAGCACATGCGGAAGACGCGCATCGCCACCGGCTCTAGCGCCGCTGCCAGGTCGTCCGGGTCCGCGCTGCCCGCGTAGAAGAGCTGCACCGGCACCGTGATGTTCGTACCGCCCATCTTGCGCTCGGGCACCATGTACTCGCCCCCCTTGTCCCCGACGACGGCCAGAGTTGGCGTGTTGACGTAGCCGCCGTCGCCGAACTTCGGCACGTCGGCGCCGCTGGCTGGGATCATCGAGGCGATGTCCTCTGCCTTCCCCATCGTGCCGCCGCGCAGCCAGGCTCCTACTCCCATGTCCTTTCCTTGCAAGACGTATTCGGAGCGCGCGGCGGCGAACTGCGGCAAGAAGCTGTCGAGGCTTGAACCGCGCTTGGCGGCGAGCTCGGCGAGCATGTCTTTGCTGAAGCCGTACTTACTGAGATAGTCGACGCCGCCAGACTCACCTGGCTTCGAAAACGCCATTTCCTTCAGTCCAGCGACGGCAGCGCCTTTCATGCCCGCGAGGATGCCCTGGCCCAAGTAGGTCCCAACGTCGATGAGGACGCCTTTCACGTTACTCAGGAATTCGCCTGGTTCGGCGTGCATGAGCTTGTCGAGCCACCCCCAGGCCTCCTTGAAGAAGCCGATGACCTTCTGCCCGAGCGCGCCGATGACGTTGATCACGCGTTCGATGTCGCTCGGTCGAATCTTCGCGAAACCGCCGAATATGCTGTCGGTGAGCCCGACGATGGTGTCTCGGAGTTTAGTACTCCCCATGACACCTTCGGTGAGCTTCGCCAGAAAACCATCGAAAGGCTTTCCGAACTCGTCTACACCACCGATGAGCGCTTTGAATCCCTTGGTGTTTACTAAGTCTATGCTCTTGAGCATATCGCCGAAGGCGTTCTTCGCGTTCGACAGCGCGCCCGTCAGGCTCTCCTTGCCGAACTTCTTGGCGAGCGAGCCGGGTCCCTCCTCGAGCTTCTGCCCTTCGTACATGGAGCCGATGGCAGCATTGAGCATGCTACCTACCTCAATATAACCAGTGCCTGCCAGACCACGGATAGCCTTCAAAGCTTCGGTTTCACTAGCTTTTCCGGCTATAACAGCTTTCATCTGTTTCTGGCCTTCGCCACCTAATTCTCCCCGTGCATGTCTAGCCATAAGCTCAGGTATTCCTTGCTGTGCTTTAAGCTGCATGGCGATATCTTTGGCTCTGAATTTCGCTACACGGAGGGAATCAAAATCGTCGACTGTGGCTACCCCTTTCCCTTGGAGTCGACTGAACGCCTCGATGACGTTCCGTTCTACTCCAGGCTCGTCGAGGAACTTCGAGGCCTGGTCGGCGACGACGCGGTAAAGGAACTTCGACTGATCTGCGCTGAAACCCTGCGTGAGGAAAGTCTTGATTCCGCTTATGACCTTGTCTGTGTCGAGCGGCGTCTCGGACGCTAGCTTCTGCGCGTCGGCGAACAAGCCGCGAGCCTTCTCCATGTCGCCGCCGAGCATGTACGACATGCCTGTAAGGGCGTTCTGCCGGAACTCAGCCGCCTCGACGACGCTGTCGAGCAGGCTCTTTCCGAGGTCGATTCCCCGGCCGACTACATCCTTGGCCAGCCCGAGCGGCCCGCCCATCATCGTCTTCATGACGGAGAAGCCGCCCGTGACGGTTTGCATCGCGTGCGCTGCGTAGGCAAGCGTGCGGGGCGAGAAGATGCGCTGCCAGATGCTGTCGAAACCCATGGCCGAGCGGCGCATCTTGTCGATGTCGCCGCCAAGCTGCCGCAGGATCAGCGAAGTGTCTCGGCCGCTGACGCCCGCGCCCTTGAGCGCCGCCTTGACCTTGTCGACGTCGCCACCCGCGGCCTTGAGCAGCTCGCGCGACTGCTTGAGGGTGACGAGAAAGGTCTGCTTGAGCGGATTCGCGCGCGCGAAGCTCTGCACGACGAAGGCGAGGTTCTTGAAATCGCTCGACGCCCCACGCGCGAGCTCACCGAGCTGTTTCAGTTCTACGTCGATTTCGTCGGATGCCACGACGAGAGATGGTCAGGTCAGCGACGACTTGTAGAAGGCCGCGCCCTCGACGAAGTAGCGGATCTCATCCGCGTAGGTGAACCACTCGCCGGACTCGCGCAGGTGCGCGAACCGACGGTGCAGCGTCGTCTCTAGTTCGGTGCCTCCTGGCAGCGTCAGGAGCAGCGTGAGCTTAACGGAGGCCGACGTCTGAAGGGTGTCGAAGCGCTTCTCAACGTTGGAGCTCGTCCCGATCTTCAGCTTGCCGTCGGCGCTGAGCACGCAATAGACGCACTCACCGCCCTGGCTCAGCTTGTCGTCGGCCGCAGCGCGCCTGGCGCGCTCCACAGAGCGGTAGCGCTGCGTCTCTTGCCGCAAGAAGGCGTCTCGCAGCGCGCCATATTCTGCCGCCTCGTCGTCTCGTAGATCGGGAACTAATTCGTCGGCGTCCCGCACCGCCTGACCCGAGAACCGATCGAGCAGGCGCGCCGCGAAGTTGATTGCCGTGCTCTTGCAGTCGCACCTGTGTTCGCCGCCGCAGGGACACCGCAGGATGAGAGTCTTGTCGACGCGCCGGACCTCGCAGCTTTGGCCCCGCACAGACAGGCGGTCGCTCCCCAGTCCTGTCGCCGACGAGCCGCAGGGCAGCGCGATATCGGCTCGATCTCGGGCCGCCCGCGCGAAGCAGGTGTGTTTGAGCACCCAACGCGCTTGCTTTTCTAAGAAAGGTCGGAAGTTGTGACTGTATCTGTGGTCCACTGCTTCACATATTGAGCGCCCGCTTTACCTCTTTGAGGAAGCGTTTCAGCTCGGCTTTCTTGATCTCGTCGAGCTTTCTCTGCCACTTCTCGGGCAAGCCGCTCGTCGGCAGGTGCTCGTGCTCGCCGTCACCGTTTAAGAACTTGCTGTAGTAGACGTGCTGTCCGACGCGGACCCGACGCCCCTCGTCAACTACGACGACGTCGTAGCCGTCCATGAGTAGGCCAGAATCCAGCATCGGGGCGCCACCACTTCTCGGCGCAGGAAAGCGCTTACCATACACGTTTCGCCCCTGAACGTGTTGCGCTCGCAGTTCTTTGCGGACGTACTCAGCAAAGGTGCTAGCGATTCGCAGCTGTGCCTCTTTGGCTAGCCTGCGGATCGCCCCGACGCCTTCGCCCAGACCGCGCCTAGTGATCGCCATGGCGCCGCCTCTCGAACGTCACTTCCTCGCCACTGCGCCGGAAGACGCCTGCGCGCCGTAGCCTCAGACCGTCCGTGATGGCACTGAGCACTGCGTCGATACAGAGCCGCGCCTGCGCCTCCGAGCAGCGCAGCGAGCGCGCTACGGCTTCGACAAGTTCCTTCATGCTTTCTCGATCGCGTTTTGCTCTCGCGATTCCTGTTCTGCTGCAATTCTCGGAACTGCGGCCACTGACGACGTTCGGAGCTTGTTCTCGGCATCGACAGCCGCAGCAACAATTTCCGGCAGCGTATATGTCTTTGCCACCCGGCGGAGCACGCGCTTCGTGAGCTTCTCCTCAGCTTCCGCGATCTCGCGGGCGATCGAGCGCTCGCGCAGTCGAAGCACGAAGCCGAAGACGCTGAGCGCTGCCGTCGACAGGAACACGTAGAACCAGAAGGCGCCCCACAGGTCGCGGTTCTGGTAGACGACGACGCTGCCGTAGCCGAAGGCGAGCAGCTCGAACGAACTGAGGGCGATGCCAAGCGCGCGGATCATGACCGCACCTCGAACCGCATGCGGCATGCCCACAGTCCGCGATGCAAGTGCTTCCCGACGTCACCCTCGACAATAGAGCGCGGCGTGACGAACGAGGCGACGAGCTCTTCGCCGACGCAGACGAGGTTCTCTAGCACCCGCGTGACGTGCGGCTGCCCTCCGCGGTCGCAGATACGGACGGTGACGCGGGTGGCGCTGCGCAGCCTGCCGAGGTTTTTCTCTACGGAGTCTTCGCCGTGCGTGAGCTGTACGAGCAAGACGACGTGCCGCGCGCCGACCTCTACGGCGTCAACGAAGGGGTACTCCTCTTCGTCTACGAGGAGCCTCGTGTCGCACAGCTCTAGTCTGTAGCTGTCAAGTCTTGCCATCAGGTCTTCACTCCTCCAAGCGCCGCGACGATGCGCGTGAGCGCCTTCACCGTCTGCGCGAGTTCGAGAACTATGCCAGCGCCGACTACCTGGTAGACGGCGCGCTCTTCGTCCGACTGCGTCGGCGTTATGTCCTTGCCGGTGAAGGCGAGCAATCCCGCGAGCGAGTGGTACTGCGCCCGCATCACCGACTCGGGATCGGCATCGGGAATGCTCCCCGCCTGAACTTCAGCGAGGAGCTCTAGCGCTTTTTTACGCGGTCGCCTCCGTCGGCGCCGAGCGACATGAACCATCTGGTCGGCAGCACCTGCTCGACGGCGTCGCACATGCGGCGGCGCAAGAGCTCTAGCTTCGCGCGATCGGGGAACAGCACGGCGTTCAAGAAGTACTCACCTGCCGCGCGCCCGGCCTCGTCGGCGTCCCGACTCTTGGCCTTCCGCTCGAGGTCGCGGCGCATGGCCTTGACCTCCGTCGGCGTCATGCGCTTCACGATCGCCCCAGCGTAGAAGGTCGGGTGGACGATGGCGCGCACCACGTCGCGCTCGTCGGCACCCTTAACCGTCTGGTTCTCGAGGCGCAGCCGCTCGTAGGCGGCTTCGGCGTCGGCGACGGCGGCGTCGTACGCCTCTTCCGTCACCTCGTCCTGCGCGTCGTCTTCCTGCTCGGGCAGCCAGCCGGCGTGCGTCGCCGCCAGGCACAGCACCCAGCGCCGCGTGCCCTTTAGCTGCGCCCACTCCTCGACAGTCCGAATTTCCGGTTGACGTTTCGTATCCGTTTCGCTCATGATGCGGATGGTAGGAGGTACCAGATGACAGACAAATCAACGACTCAAGGATTTAAAAATGATCATCGTTAATCGAAAGGCTTTACTTATGAGTTTGGCTGATGCAAAACGCTTTGCCGACTCGAAGTCGACGATGCCGTTTGTGATCGGTGTGAACGGCAAGTACGCGCTGCAGGCTCTCGAGCGCATCGACAGCGCTCTGGTCTGGATCGGCATGAACGACGAGCTTGATCCGCTCGTGTTCAAGGCGAGTCGTTGCGCGGAGGATCTCCACGTCGTCATGCCGATGAGGCTGTGAGTACACTGGGCCGAATGGGTCACGGATACTCTTTCGATGATTATCTTCGACTAGCCGGCGTTGACGCCGACGATGTCGGCGAACTGCGGGATGATCTTGCCACCCGAGCCGAACTCGATGTAGCCGCAGTAGCAGGGGATGTCCATACCGAGCACCGCCGGCCCGGTCGAGCTGTCGAAGTTCCACTCGTTGACGATTACGTACAACGTGTCCGTCTCGACGACAGCGGCCTCGGGGTGGACGAAGCTCACCGTGATGACGATGAAGCCCTCGAACATGCCCTTGCCAGGGATCGAGGCCACCTGCCGGAAGGCGTCACGCGCCGCCCGGTTGATGCTGAAGCTCGCCTCGTAGCTGAGCGCCCCGCGCGTCACGCCCTGCGGCAGCGGCGAGGTACCGCGGGCCTCCTCTCGCGAAACCTTGGCCGAGTAGCTGATCTTGGTGAACTGCGTGAAGAGCCGGTCGCCGGGAAACTTCGCTTCGATGTCTGCGTGCTGATACTGAACGTTGTTGAAGCCGGGAGCGAACCGGCGGGTAAGCTGCGCCATCTGAGTTACACTCCCACTGTGAAGGTGTCTGAGATCGTGACCGCGAAGCCGATGGTTCCATCGAGCTTGAGCACCTTGGCGAGCGGCACCATGGTGAGCGACCAGGCGACGGTCAGCGTTCGCGCGGTCTGCTCGATGCGCGAGACGCCGAAGGTGAAGGCCGACACGTGGTTCACGCCGTTGTCGTTGATGAGGCCTCCGTTGTTGAGATCGCCCCGCACGCGTCGCTCGATCTGCTGCGCCTGCACCTCGGCGAGCGTGCCCGTCGCAGGATCGGTCAGCACGTTGGCGTTCAAGATGACGGCCAAAGAGCGATTGACGCGGCGGAACGCCCTGTTCATGACGCGCCGTCGCTCCCAGAAGATGAAGTCGTTGCCGTCGTCTACGAGGTTCAGCGTCTGCCGGATGAATACGCCATCGTACTCGACGAGCGTACGGCCCGTGGTGACGTTCTGCGCGTGCAGCTCGAGGAGCGCCGAATCCGACTCCCACAGCGCGGCCCGCTCCTCGGTGCCTTCGGCTACGGTGTGGAGTCCCGTACCGGGGATCGCGAACTGGGTGCCGTCGGCTGTGAGTACGCTGCAGAGCGTCTGGTTCGGCGACTGGCTGATCACTACGTTCATGCAGCGCGCGAGATCCAGACACGCCCGGCTCTTCTGCATCTGGCAGCCGTACAGCGTCACGATCGTGTCCTGCTCACCTCCCGCGTAGTTGACGATGCCGCCCGAGCTGCGCGGCGAGGGCAGCGCGGCGTTGAAGTTCGCGGCCCACAAGAGGTCGTCAGACTGCAGCTGCGTCACGCGGTAGAGGCCCTGCACGGTTCCCCAGAGCGGCACCTTCTTGCTGTCCTTGACGTCGCGGAGCCACGCCTCGAAGACCTGGTAGGTGGCGTTGTCGCAGTCGTCCTGTACAAGGTGGACGTGCTCGATGTTCTGTAGGGTCTTCAAGTACGTCGACTTCAGCGTCTCGAGCGCGGCGGAGAGTCCCGCCAGGTCGAAGCGCGGCGGCGTCGTGTAGCTCGTCCACTCGTCTCCCGCCTCGACGGCGACGGGCAGCGAGACGAACTCATCCCACGCTCCAGCGATCCCGAGGCCCGTCCCGGTGACGGTTGGCGCCGTCACGAGCGCCAACACGGAGGCGGGCGCGGTGCCGTAGAGGGTCACGAGGTCGTTCGGCGTCGAGGTTTGCGCGCCGTTGGTGTCGGTGGCGAGCGTTACCGTGACGTCGAGCCCCGCAGCAGTGATGCCCGCGGCGGTGCTCTGACCCGAGGCGACTTGACGGACGCGGACACCCGGTTTCTTGGCCGTCCAGAGCGTACCGCCGTTCGGCGCGAGCCCCGGCCCAGCACTGGCGACGAGCCCTAGGCCCGTGCCTACGGTGTCCACTGCGTTTACGAGGAGCCGCGCGGCGAGCGTGCCGGCCGAGACGTCCGTCTCGAAGAAAGCCTTCGCGGCGGCTCCCGTCGTCGTCGCGGCGGCGTCCACACCGCCCGCGAGCGGCGTCGCCCCGTGCGTGTCGCCCGGCGCGGCGAGGACGTTGCCGTTCGTCCCGCCGGTAGCGGTGACGCTGCCGAACGTCGTGCTGACTGGGAAATGGGCCTTGACGTTGGCGACGGTAGTCACGCCGTCGTCGTAGTGGACGGTGATCGCGTTGCCGATGACAGACACGGCGTCTGTCCCATCCTCCACGAATGCCACGGTGATCGAGTTTCCGCCGGCGCCGGCCGTCGCAGAAGCGAACGTCAGCCCAGCGAGGTTGCCGCCGAAGCCCGCGTAGCTCGCCGCCACCGCGCCGCTCGTCGCGGTGGTGAAGGTGACGGCCGAGCCAACGACGCCGAAGCTCGGCGTCGCGTTGTCCGTCGTCGGGACATCGACCTCGATCGAGGCTCCGGCTGTGGCGAACGTCCAGACGGTGTCCCCGTTGACGGTCGCGCCCGCCGCGCGATAGGCACCGTAGAGCGTCTTGGCGACGGTGCCCTGAGCAAAAGTCGCGCGGATGCCGGTGTGCCAGCGGGTGAATCCGCCCGGATGGGTGTACAGGTCCAGCTCGCCCAACTGCGGGATCGTGAAGGCGGGGGACCACGTCACACCGTCGTCCGCCGACCAGCGCACCTGCGGCTGCTGCGCGCCAGAGACGGTGATCTGCCCGCCGCGCGTCGACTGGAAGCGCAGGTGGTCGAAGCGGTCTAGCGGCCCGGCGTACTCGAAGCTGAGAGCCGTCGTGCCGACGGGGTCGACTGGGGCGCCGCCCGAAGTCTGCGTGCGGTAGCGCACCATGGCCTTCACGCGCTCGCCGGCCGCGGTGCCGAAGGTACCGGGGCCGTTCACGGCGTAGGCCGCCTGCCGCGCCTGCCCGGCCTCGTCGAGGTAGTCGACGACGGCGACGTGTGCGACGGTGCCGGCGCCGTGCGTGCTCGTGAGCGGGAGCGGTGATGGGGGCGTCGCGAACCCGCCCTGGCGATCGACAGCCGCACCGCCGGGGATCGGGTCGGGAGCGGCGGCGAGCCCATCGAAGGTGGCCGCCGCGAGCGACAAGACCGAAGGCGATGGGGCGGAACCCGCGGGGCGCTTGACGACGGAGCCGAACGTCCCCGGCTCGGCGGCCAGCACCTGGAAGCCGTAGACCGTGCGGTTGCAGTTCGCGATGTGCGGCCCGCTGTCGCTCGCGAGGGGGCCGACGCCGAGGCGGTTCACGGTCGCAAGTTCCCGCATGACGACGGGCTTGCCAACGATGTACGCCGAGGCGACGCCGATCTTCAGGATAGTGCCTTCCTGCGTGTCGGCTACGGTGGACAGGTTGCCGTTGAGCTCCCTGATGTTCAAGGCCGGGTTCGGAGTGCCGCTCATGCCTCCCGATGGTCGGGACCATCCTGATTATGAGGATCGCACCGCAGGTCACGCCGCCCGCCTCTCCAGACGCAGTCAAGGATCTATCGCCGCCAGGTTCCATACTCCTATCAGGGACTAACGCGCTGCAGCTCACGGCGAAGGTGACCGCCGGCACGCTGACGCTCGAGCCGCGCTTCTGGGATGGCTCGAGCTGGGTGCCGCTGCGGGGGGACGCCGTCGTTGGCTCGTCCGCCGTCGTCGCCGACTTCGCCACCGCGCCCATCGCCTCGCTGACCATGCGCAGGGCGGCGGAGCCCCGGTGGTGGGTCGTGATCCAGTCCGGCGGGGGGACCTTGGACTACTGCGACATCTCGGAGGCGGTGAAGTAGATGGCCGAGAAGCTAGCCGTAGTCCTCGTCGACCCGGCGACCGGTCTGCCATACGTCGCGATTCCGGTCACTGTCGGGGCAGGCATCAATCGCGAGACGCAGGGGGATATAACCTCGACGCAGAGCTTCGAGGTCAACACCGCGGCCTGCGGGACGGCTCGCATCGAGATCACAGACACGGATCCCATGCTGCCGTGGGCCGGCACGATCCGCTTCGAATACACGATCAACAACGGGACGACGTGGAACCCCCTTGCGATGGATCCGGACGGCGGCGGGGGGCCAGTCTCTCAAACGACCGCCAACGGCGAGTGGTCCACCGAAGTCAGCGCTTACGGCAAGATCCGCGCAATCGGCGACACGGTGAGCGCCAACAGCGCCCGCGTATACCTCTCTGCCTCGACAGCGACCTCGACCGTCGTGCTCGGCATGCCCCTTCCTGCTGGCAACAGCACTATCGGCAAGGTGAAGGTCACAGATGGCACAGACGACCTCGCGATAGACGGGTTGGGTCGCGCAGCAGTTCAGAATCCGCCGAACCTCGACGCTGCGCTGTCCTCGCGCGCCACTGAGGTGACGCTGCAGACCGTAGCGAAGGAAACGACTCTGTCGGCGCAACTCGACGCCAAGACCTCAACTCTGGCCAGGGAGTCAGGCGGGAACCTCGCGGCCTCCGCGAGTTCCCTGGCTTCGATTGACGGCAAGTTCACAAACCCCTTGCCGGTGTCTGCCGCCTCGCTGCCTCTACCCTCCGGAGCCGCCAAGGACGCGACGCTGACGAGCGGAGATGCTTTCGTGCGCCTAACGTCCGATAAGACGAATCCGGCCGTGGTGGCCAACAGCGCGCCGTCGGGCACCGAATACGCTCTCGTCACGCGCAACATCCCGAGCGGGACGCAGTCAGTGAGCGGCCCGCTCACCGACGCGCAGCTGCGAGCCCTCGCAGTGCCTGTCTCCGGTACACTGTCCGTCTCCAACACCTTCGCGCTAGACGCCACGCTCGCCAAGCTCACCGTGAGCCAGGGCGCGAGCCTGGGCAGCAACACGCAGGCGCTCGTCGGCGCGTCCGTCACTACGGCGGCTCCAGCCTACTCTACGGGCCAGATCTCGCCGCTCAGCATAAAGACGGACGGCTCGCTGCGCACCGCCGACTCCCAGATCGGCATCGCGGGCTCGCCCCACGCCGCCGTGTTCAGCGTCCAAGGCGTATCGGGCGGGACGGTCGTTCCGATCGGGCAGGCCGTGGCATCAGCCCTCAACGCGACCATGGTAGGTGGTGGTGCTTCAAAAACGGTCATATCCTCGGCGACGACGACGCAGGTGAAGTCAGGCACGGGCGTGCTGTACGCGATCGTTTATGACGCCACCATCGGGTTAAACGTCGTAGGCTACGATGATGTCGGGGGCGGCACGGCCAACCAGTTCATTGCGCGGTCGACTACCGTCACATCTGGCTCGATAGAGTTCGGGCCGTTCGGCGTCTCATTCTCGAACGGGCTGAAGATCGTCACGACGGGTGGCGTCTCCATCTTCGTCGTGGTAATCTATCGCTGATGCGTGCAATGCTCGCCCTATTGACCTCGATCACCCTCGGGTGCGGAGACTCGCAGCGCCTGACATCTGCGATACCACCTGCTCGAGAGCCAAGCCCCATCCCCTCGAATCCAGTGTGCGCGAGCAGCAGCCGCTTGGGGTTCTGGGTCGGGGACTGCTTGCAGCGATGGTGCCTCCCCGTAGACGCGGATCTGGTCTTCTCCGTGAACGTCAACCGACGCTTCGCCTACTCGAATAGAGAGCTGCCACGCTTCGCAGCCGCGCTCGATCGAGCGCAGTGCCCAGAGCAGGGCGGCGCCTATCGGGTGCTCGTCCTCGATCTCAGCTTCGAGTTCGTGGGGGCAAACCTGTTCATGTTCGATCCGGTGAGGCAGTGCGCGGATTACGAGTGCGGGGGCGAAATAGAAGATCAGTGGGCGGTCAAGGATCCAAGTCGGCTGCTCTATGACCTCAAAGAGCTGTCCCTCGCCGAGTTCCTAGACGCGTACGGCCCGAATTAATCAGCCCTCGCAGGATCGCGGGTCGCACCCTATAGCAGCGATCCAGGCCATCCGCACCCCACCATTATCACTCCGAGGACCGGTAGCCGTCTCCTCTTTCTTCTCAGGCTTCTTGGCCGTTTTGTCGCTGCAGCTCTTCTGATCGTACTCACACGTTCGAGGCGTAGCGCGCCTGCACTTATAACAATCCGGGCACGCAGGCACGCACTTGGCGGCGAACATAATTCGAGCGGCGGGCACTATCCCAAGCGCACCCCAGATGGCCAAAGAGAGCAGAAGCGTCGACGCTCCGATCTTGGCGGCGATGCGCAGGACGTCCTTGTGGACGGCGTCGACCTTGGCACCGATCGTGTTGTGGGCATCGGTGACGGCGCGCTCCGATCGCGCGATGTCCTTGTCGGCGTCGGTGCGCAAGTCGGTGAGGAGCTTTTCCTGCCGCGCGTGCGAGGTGTCAGTGAGGACCTTCACCCAGTCGAGCAGCTTCGGGATGCCCTTCCATACGGACCACAGCGCTGCGAGCAGGATGCCGGCGAGTAGCGCCGACAAGAGGGTGATGACGAATATGAGCGGCGTGCGCTGCGCGAGCTCCGTTGCGGCCTTGACGTACTCGGGTTGCATGCGAGAGGATGGTGGGATGTCGAAAGCAACTCTCGTCTGCAAACAGTGCGGGTGGACGGCGAGAAGAGAACTCTTAAACGCAACGGTCTGTCGTGGCCACCGCGAGACGCCGACACAGACCGCGATTTGTCCGAAGTGCCGTGTCGAGATGGATCGACCAGAAGAGCATCTTCGGTGGACAGCCTACAACGTCCACTAATGCTCACCCGATGCGCATACGTCGAGTGGCGCGAGCCGCTAGTTCCGCGCAACGCGCCAACGCTCACCGAGAAGCGGGCGGCTTCCGCCGCCCTTGCCAAGCACGTCGGTGGGCGGGCCGAACTGAATCGCAGGACTGGACAACTCGCCGACGAGTTCGTCTCCGTTCTCAACGATCAACTCGCCGACATCCGCTCGCCGCTGCGCGTCGACAACTCCGCGCCGTTCGACGGTACGCTGAGACTGAGATTCGTTGGCAGATCTCGATTCACCGATCTGGAGCTTCACTACGACGATGTCAGCTTCAATGGCTTCAACCTGCACAGCTATTGCGAGAACCAGATCGACCCGCCTACGGGCCGGGTTCCCCCTCTTGCGGAGAAACGAGGGCGCCCGGCGGGTCTTCCCACTCGCCGCTACCGGCGTCCGCTGTAGGTACCGTGCGGTTGAACTTGCTGCGCACGATGGGCGCGCTGATGATGACCGTCATCTGCCACACGAGGCCACGGTCGCCGGGCCTGTCCTCGACGTAGCCACCATTGCGCGCCGTGAACCCCTCACCTAGCCGCTCGGGCTGCGAGCGCTCTAGGTCGTGGGCGCAGCTCGCGATCCAGTGGGCAAGCAGGAATGTGTCGCCCCAACTGTTACCCCACACGAGCACGGTCCACGGGAGGAGCAACACGCCCGTCCTCGTGTACGGGAAGTCCGCCTGCGAGCTCTCGCTAGTCAGGCCGAGTAGCGGGTAGGCGGCGCCGGGTCCGATCCTGTCGGCCGGCAAGTCGTCCTGTCGCCTGCTCGTACCAATGCGGTCGGGAGCGCCGCGGTAGCTGGCGTCAGGGAAACGAGGAGGTGTCCACAGGACGCTCTGCGGCGCGTTCTGGGTGCTCGGCCAGCGCGCCCCGACGAAGTAGTGCCCTGCCGTCGTGCGGGTGGCCTGCCTCTCGCCGCCCGGCCCCGTGTAGCTCCCAAGCTCCCATCGCTCGTTCAGGTGCGGCTGCCTCGGTTGCTCGCGCGTCCCAGTATGAGGGTAGGCTAAAGGTGGACAGATGTCGCTCACCGCTGACATGATCCGGGCGATGTGGGGCAACTCTACGCCGTCGTACTCAGGAAGCGCGTCAGGGCTCGTTTCAGGCATTGGTAATGCTCCCGGTCCACCCGTACCCCGAAGTCCCAACCACGGAGCTCCTAGACCCGTTTACGGCGATGTCTACCACCTGCGTCCTCCGTACCCAAACCAGTTTCGGTTCGGCGCGGCTCCAACCGGCGTGGCGGGCTGCGGGCGCTCGGTGCCGAGCAACCGCTTGTCGGGAGTCAACATGTAGTCCTGCGCAGCCTTGATCATCTTGGACGCCCCGGCGTACTTCCGCCTGAAGCGCGCCTCCTCGTCACGCCCCTGGTCGCCCGGTTGGTAGCCGCGGACCTCCATGGCGTAGTACGCTGCGATATCGCACACCCAGCCCACCCACGCCTCGCTGTACGCCTGCAACGGCGTCTTGAAGCGGTGGCAGATCATGCTGTCCGCCTCGCGCGACGCCCGGCGCAGCTGGACGTGGAGCAGCGCGTCGCCCGGATACTGGAAGTCATGCTGCGTCGTCTCGGCGAGAGAGTAGAGGAAGAGCTCCTCGACGGTCGCGTAGCTGCCGTCGAGGCCGCTCGAGGCGCGGTATAGCGTCCCAATAGACCCGGACCTTCCGCTCGGCGCGGACAGTGTGAAGGCGATTCCCGACGGGGTAAGAGTGCCAGCCATGCCCGAGATGGTGGCGAGCCGCGCGCGCTCTGATCACTCCGTCTCGAGCAGCGCGAAGCGGGTCGCGCCCTCGAGCAGCGGCGCGTTGAACTTCGCGAGGTCCGCGCGCAGCGCCGCGCAGCTGGTTTCAGCTGCCGCGAGCTTGCGGCTGCACTCCTCGCGGGCGCGCTTCTCTGAATCGCGCTCAGCTTGCGTCTCCCGAAGAGCTTGGGTTAGCTTCCCGACTTGCTCGACTGCCATCGCGTCTGCCGGTGTCCGCGCGCACTTCTTGAGCTCGCTGTTGAATTTCGCGAGGCGCTGTATCTCGGACTGCAGCTGCTCGCGCTCTGTCGTCGAGAAGGTGGGGTCACTCGGCGTTCAGAGCCAACGTCGCTAGGATCAGTCAGTCGCATGACCACGATCGTCACTACTTTCCAATCGCCTTCCAGCGTGATTCGCATCGCCCGATATTCGCGTTTTGTGCGACGCTCTGTCAACCCTTCGAAACGGCCTCCGGAGGTAGGAGAAGCCTCTCCTTAAGCTCTATATAAATTTCCAAATCCAATTCTATATATCTATATTCTACTCCATCTACTACACCATTAACTAAATATAAGAAATATAAGAAGAATATAAGAGGGAGAAGAAAGGGAGGAGTGCAGTAGGGAAAAGTGAGCTATAAGAGATTCAAGCACTTAGGAGAACCTGAACAGAGATTCAGCTGTAGGCAATGCGTAAAGTTAAGTACTCACGACTCGTTCTGCGGCGATACTAATCATCCGTTTAGTTACGAAATTCCCCACATGTGTGTCTTGTGTGAATCTGTCTGGTTGTGGAATTGTAAGAGGGTGTAGAGGTGAGTGCTTACAATCTTTTACAATTCGAGTTAGCTGAAGTGTTTCGCGAAGTTAGCAGTTTGCAGTATCTGAGAAGCTAGCTTCTCAGAAGTTGACCTATCGCACGCCTAAGTATAACCTGCGAGCATGCTGAGTATCTGTGTGACGGGCCACAGGCCCGACAAGCTCGGCGGCTACGACGCCGCGAATCCGCTGCGGCGGGCGATCCGCGAGGAGTTCAAAGAGAGGCTACTGTGCCTCGTCGGCGCGCACCTGCTCGAGGCGGGCAGCGCCGAGTGCGAGGTCTACTGCGGCATGGCGCAGGGTTTCGACCAGGACGCGGCGTGCGCCTGCATCCAGGCCGACGTGCCCTTCGTAGCCTGCGTGCCCTTCGCCGGGCAGGAGCTCGTGTGGACGCCTGAGGCGCAGCGCGACTACCGCCTGATACTCTCTAGAGCGAAGCGTGTGGAGGTGCTCGCACAGAAGCCGGCGACGCGCACAGCCGCGGTGAGTCTGCTTTACGTCCGCAACCACTTCATGATCGAGAGCTGCGACGTTGTTGTCGCATGCTGGAACGGCACCTTCGGTGGGACGTACGAGACGGTGAAGTACGCGCAGCGCCTAGGCAAGCCACTGCACGTCATCGACCCGCGAGCGCTGGCGAATCGAGAGGACAACCGTGGTAACTAGCGCTTCGACTCAGCGAACGTCTTTATCTGCTCGACGGCTTCGGCGATGGAGTGGCAGAGGACATAGCAGCCGCCGCGCCTGCGGACGCTCTCCATGCGCGCGCACTGCTCTTCTGATTGCGGCTTCGCGATCTTCACCTCGACCTCGAGGCGGTACTCATGGCGTTCAGTTCGTGTCGGTGTAACCTTACCTGAAGGCCAGTCGACGTGAGGTACTTCGCGCTCGATCGTCAGTCCGCCCGTCAGGTCCGCCGCACCGACGCGGCCGACGTTGCGAACGCCGTTGGCGAGGAGGTGCCTGCACTGCTCGAGTAGCCGCGTCTGCTTCGGGATGGAGGACGCTGCCTGTGCGGCCGACAGCAGCCGCAACGCCTGCTGCGCGGTGGACACCTGCACGACGCCACCCGTGAAGCGCCGCTCAAGCCACACCGCTTGGCTGCCATCGGAGAGTCTCAAGTCTGGATGCCCGCAAATGGCGGCGACGTAATGGCCGTATGTGTCCGTCTCGCGGACGCGGTGCTCGACAGCTTCTCGGAACACCTTTGGCCATCCTGCGGGGCAGACCCGCTCGATCTCGGGGGGCCAAGACTTAACAGCCTCTGCTACTCTGTTTTGGTAGATGCTCTGTAGCGCTAACAATTCGCCGGGCTGTTTATTGAGCTTGAATCGTCCGATCTCGATGACCGTTTGCCAGCACTCTGCGCTCGGTTTTGCTAGCGCCGCGTCGAGCTGTTCGATGCTCATTTCAATTCTAATTAGACTGGGCACAGCACACCTCTCGTTTCTACCTGGAAACGCTGCTCCTCGCGCAGCTCGACAAAGAACCACAGCACGCCGCACAGGGCTAGCGCTAGCGACACGCGTACGGCCAGCCGCGGCTCCGCGCTGCCAAGCACTCCGGCGAGTTTGCCTCCGACGGCCATAGAACTCAGCCACAGCGCTGTAGCGACGGACGCCAGGCGGCGCGGCACGAGCGACGTCGAGAGGTCTAGGCCGAGCGGTGAGATGAGGACTTCACCGACAGTCGCGAGGAAGTACCAGCCGACCAGGCCGGACATTGAAGAGTCGATGCAGAGCAGCACGAAGCCGGCAGCGAGCGACAGCATAGCTGCGACGAGGCGCGAGCGCAGGCCCGTCCAAGCGGCCAGCGGCGTGCAGAGAAGCAGCGCGGCGAAGACTGGGTTCAGGGTGCTGACGCTCTCGGGCATGTCGGCGCGCACGACATCGCGCGCCCACAGGACGAGGCTCGTCTGCTGCTGCTGGAACCCGGCGAAGAACAGCACCGCGCCGACGAGCAGCACTGCCAATCGGCCCCACTGCGGGCGCTCGATGTGGTCTAAGACGCTCTCGGCGATGCTCTGCCGCGGTGGCGCGAGCTTCGACCAGTTCGCGAGGAGCACGGCGACGCAGGCGGCAAGCGCCAGCGCGGCGGCGCCGAACGCAGCCGACCAGCCATAGCGGTAGTGCAGGTACCCACCGACTAGGGTGCTCGGCATCGAGCCGACTTGGATCGCGGCGTAGTAGCGACCGAAGGCGCGAGTGCGCTCTGGACCGACGGGGAACAGGCTCCCGAGCAGCGCCGACAGGCACGGCTTGAACAGCCCGCAGCCGAGCGCGAGCAGCGGAATCGGCGAGCGGTCAAGTGCCGCCGTGGCGTACCCGCACAAGAGCAGCGACGCGCCAGCGAAAACTGTCGCGCGCAGCGAGAAGCGCCCGAGGTAGCCGCCGAGGAGCGGCGCGAGGTAGCCCCAGAAGAGCAGCGTGCCGACTTCGGCTGGCGAACGCCACAGCGCGAGCGCACCCAAAAATAGATACCAGGCGAAGCGCTCTAGAGCGATGGCTGCGAGGATTGCGCGGTAGGCAATCATTGCTTCTCTTCTTTCTTTCCAAAAGCCAGCCAGCACGGCGATACGCCGAGGGCTTCGGCGAGCCTGCGCACCTGCTCGACGCTGGCAGCATTTATACCTTGTTCAATTTGATGGATCGTCGTGAAGCTTGGGATTCCCGCGCGCTGCGCGAGATTGCGCAGCGACAGCCCCTTTTCGAGACGAGTAGCCTTGAGGCGCGCGGCGACGCTCATCGCGGCGCCTTGATCTTGAGGACGTACAGTGCGCCCGCAGCTTCGGCTGCACCGCCGAGGTCAGTGTCGCGGCTGCTCTTGCCCGGCCGGCGCCAGCGGTTGATCAAGTGTCGGGACACTTCGACGGAGGCGGCGCCCGCTAGGTACCATGAGCTGAGACGATCGCCGACCCGTCGGCAAGCTTCTTTCGCCGACATCGGTGCGATTTGCAAAGAATTGTCGAGCATGAATGCGTTGAAGAGGTAGTCCACCCTGTCGCCGTCGCCCGGCTCGACGTCTTCGAGGGCGAGGTTGGCGATGGGCGTCTCAACGGAGCGGCAGCGTCTGTTCAATTGCTGCCCATTTCGGGCCGAAACCGCGTCTGAAGGCGGAGCAACCTGCCATAAATCCCACTCCCGTCGCGCCGCTATCTCGGCGACGTGGTCGGAGAAGTAGCCGACGACTTCGCCGTCGGCGTTGAGTCGGGTGAGCTTCACGACACTGCTCCTCCTTCACGATGAATAGTTCTCAACCGCTCGAGTAATTCAATTTCGTCAAGATAAGAGTACTGTTGAGCCTGAAAACTTTCCCATTCGAAACTGCCGTCCAATGCGCCCTGGTCTAGGCAACTTCTAGGTATCTTTGTAGTGAATGATGCGTTGGGGCGAAGTAACCAGCCAGGCATACTTGATGAAATGGGAACCGTTTGAAGGTCATTAAAGCAATTAACCGATAGTTCAATTGTGCCTGCCTCCGAATTAACAGAGTGAACGATTCCACTTATAGCCCAGTCTTTGCTTGCTTTGACCATAATTAGAGCCTACTCGCGAACTGAAATTTGTCAAGCCTAGATTTACATCTTTCGCTTCGCCTGCTCCATCTCCGACGGGTCGGCGCCCTGCCCGGTCATGCTCCGGAAGACAGCGTAGACCTGGCGCTCGGACACCCGACCTTGCTTTCGGGCGAGCGATCGCCAAAGGTTCGCGAGTATCTCTATTCGAGCCTGTGGCGTCGAGGCCGCGACCTTCGACTTCGGTCGCTCCCCGACGTCGCCGAGCCTGTCAGCCGTCTCTTCCGGCGGAGGTTTCACCTGCGCGAGCGCCGCACCGCAAGAGCAGCTCGCCTGCGACGAGGGCCAGACGGACAGGCACCGCGGGCAGTACCGGCACGACAGGAACCCGTGCTTGTCGCGAGGCGCGCGGCCAGAGGGCGTCTCGCCGTCGAGGGTGAAGGTGTGGTGGTCGCGCAGCGGCACGAAGCGGCGCCAGTTCTCTGAGTGGCTGAGCACGCGCGCGAACTTCTTCGGCACGGCTGGCATCGGGCCAAGCGTGGTTTGTATCGTGTTGCCGTTCGGGCGGTTCACGCGGCACTCGGCCTGCCGGTACAGGCACTCCGACATCGTCGGCGCGCAGTCGCTGAGCGTCGAGACTGGTACGAACGGCGGCGGGTTGCCGGACGGCCAAAGAATGGAACGCAAGCGCAAGACGCGCTCGTAGTCGCTGGGATTGTTCCACCCCTCGCCGATGATGTCGGGGTTGCCCGCACGCACGACGCAGTCGAGGCCAAGCGGCGAGCCGAGAGCACCGCCGATCGCGAGGCGGGCTAGAATGAGATCACGCTCCGCGGGGGGCAGCTCGCCGTGCAGCACCGCGGCGCGGAAGCCGGCGGCGCAGAGCCGCTCGGCCCTGTGGTGAGCATCCGCGACGCTGACAGCGCGCACCGTGAAGGGGTAGCCTTCCCAGAAGCGCTTCGCCTCGTCGACCATGTTGCCGACGAGCTTGCGCGTCCGCTGCTCGAGCTCGGTGGCGACGAACTCACCTCGCGCCATCGGGATGCGCGAGGTATCCGGGGCGTCGAGGCCCTTCACCTCTGGTTCGAGTATGGTCCCGTCGGCGAAGAGTTCGGTGGGTTTCACAGGCTCGATGATGACGTCGCCCGGGATGGGCTTGCCGCTGAGGGTGTAGGGCGTCGCGGTGAGGCCGAGCACGTAGACGACGCGGTAGACTGATTGGAACCGCGAGAGGAGCTTGGTGAACGTCTCGCACGTACCGTGGTGGTGCTCGTCCGAGACGAGCAGACACCTGTCCGCGAGCGACCGGAAGTCACGGCGCGCGAGGGTGTCGCGGCCGGCGACGCGCAGCGGGGCAGGCTGTGGGCTTGGCCTTCCGGCAACGTATAGACTCGGGCTGAGGTGTCGCAGCTCCGTCGCCGCCTGCTCGATGAGCTCGACGCGGTGCGCGAGGAACCAGGCGTCCCAGCCACCGACGCAAAGCAGCCGCTCGATGGTCATGCGAGCGCAGCGGGTCTTACCTGCTCCCGGCGGTAAGGCTAGGATTACGTTGCGGTATTTCTTAGACCAGGCGTCTGGGAGGTCGCGCTCAACGAAGCGCTGCTGGAAGGCGCGCGGCATCTAGACAGAGCCGCGACCGTTGCACGTCGAGCAAGTGAACGAAGCCATCTGCATGAATGGCTCGTCGCTGGCTATGGAACCGAGGCCGTTGCAGACAACACAGGTGCGCTTTTTGGCAGTTCTTGTTGCTTGCTTGAACTCCTCTAACTTCGAGGCTGGAATGGGTGCGCCGTGCGTCAGGCTAACGGGGCGCCGACAGCTGAGACATTTGCCGCAACGCGGAAGTCGCTGGCAATCTTCGACGAGAAGCTCGTCACGCTCCTTTCTGACCCTTTCGAGAGCAGCACGCGTCTCGGCGTGTAGTGCGATCTCGTTCTCGAGCGCCGACGGTGCGCGCTGCCCGCGCATCGCATGCTGGCACAGCGTCTCCCAAGTGTCGTAGTCGAAGTCCTTGCCGCGCTTTGTCCGCGCGTAGGTGACGCACTCGTCGAGGAGCTTCTGGCATTCGAGCATTACTGCGACTTGGTTTGCGTGCGCTTTGCTCTGCGTTTCGAGTAGCGCCCCGAGCTGATCGGATTCAGAGCGTGCCACATCGCGCGCCTTAATCTCCTCGTCGAGGTCTTTAACGAGGCGCTGCTTCGTCTCTGCCCAGTCAGTACTGAGCTTCGCGAGCAGTGCCTCCGTCTCGATCGCGAACTGCGCCCCGACCTGCCGTACCCCACTGACGATGAAGTGGCGCGAGATGGCTGCCCACAGCTGGACGTGCTCGAAGCCGAGTGGCGGGGCTTCGACAGTCACCTGCGCGAGGATCAGCGCCAGCGCGCCGTGCATCTCGTGGGACTGCGGCGTCGGCGCCTCCGTCATGAGTAACTTGTGGATGGCGAGCGGGTTCGGGCAGGCACCCCGCTTGACGGCGCAGCACAGCGCCTGCATTTGCTCGCATAGCAGCGCGACTTCCGTAGTCGAGGCCGCGAGCTTGGCGCGTAGGTAGGCGTTGTTGGCGATCATCGCCCCATCTCTTCGTTGCGATCGAGCTGAAAACGCACGAACTTGAGGTCGGCGTGGCGCAGCCCGACGAGGCCGGCAAGTGCGAGCGCTAGGCAGATGAGGACGGCAAACAGCGGCCAACGCGGCGGTTGCGGAACGGCGAGCAGCCCGCTCTGCTTGTCTGCGCGCTGCAGGCACCTCTCAATTTCCGCGTCGCTGAGGGTATAGGTTGAGCGAATGGTATTCTGCGATGGCTGCATGATCTACCTCCGAATAGATTTGAGCGTAGCGGACTGGACACAAAACGTCAATCTGCGGTAGCGTGTGCCCCCATGAACAGACGATCATTCTTCAAGTGGTGGCTGGCTGCGATGGCTGCGAGCGCGATCCCGATCGGAGCCAAGGCAGTGAAGCCGCGGCGCTGTCGCATATGGCTGTCGGAGTGGCGCGCTGGCGATCTGACTCCATGTGCTGCGACACACCGCGAGCCGGTGACGTTCCGCGACTGTGCATTCGACGAGCGAGTACGATCGGTCAAGCTCAGTGAGCCTCTGTGCTCTGATTCAACGCACGCGGCCCGCGAGCTCGAGCGCGGTGACGCCGTCTTCCGCGCCTCCGTCGAGCGCTACTCCCGAATCGACCTGCCGAACCAGATCTACGTCGTCCACAGCGTCGAGGTGCTGCCATGAATACGGACCTCATGTTCTCGTCAACGACGAACGAACACTTCACGCCACCATGGGTGCTCGACGAAGTCGAGAAGCTCGGCCCAATAGGGCTAGACCCGTGTGCGCACCCGAAGTCGGAGGCCTCAAGGCGAGCGCGCTACAGCATCTTCTCGCACCCTCGAGCGCCTGATCAGTGGATTCCAGGCGGGAAGATTCACTGTTTCAACGATGACGGCCTTCAACATGATTGGCATAGGCTTCTCGTCGCAGATGAGATCATCTTCTGGAACCCACCTTATGGGCGCGAGCTCGCGAAGTGGGCGGCGAAGGGTGCTGCCGAGAACTGCCCGCAGGTGGCGCTCGTCCCCGCGCGCATCGATACGGCATGGTGGCGCAAGCTCGATCCTGTCGCATGGTGCGCGCTGTCGGGTCGGCTCAAGTTCTGGCACCTACCACACGATTGGATCGATAGCACAAGTGGTCTGGGTGCCGTATGTTCCAAATGTGCCTTGGCAATAGATGCCGTCACCCACAAACATCTGCTTGAACTCAAAGCAATTCGACCGACCTGCCCAAACGCCGAGTCGGTTGAGTGCGAGAACAGCGCGCCTTTTCCCTCGGCGGTGTGCCTGCTGCACGCCGCACACCTGAAGCAGAGGTTCGTCGAGATCTGGTCGCGGCACGGCTTGGTGTATGAACGGGTTCGCTGAATTCATCCTAGCCCCAGCGTGTGGGTTCTTGTATAAATATGACCTCGTTTAATTGCGCCTCTTCGGCGCAGAGAGGTACAAAGAGCATGAACTTTCACGTTTGGGGTTCTCTGGCATCGAAAATCGCGGAGCAGCGGTATCTACATCCGGGCGAAACGTGGGTGGTGGGTCTAGCACCCCGCGTCTCAACAAACACTTTTTCAACTGTCAAATCGCGAGGCTGCCCGGTTCCAGAGGGGGAGGTGACTCGCATGATCGCCAACCGCCAGTTTCTTCCCGGGGGTCGGTATCTGTACGCCTGCGGAAGACCGCTGCACCAAACGCAGAATTGTCTGTTGTTCTTAGTCGAGGATTCGCGTGAGGGGTGGGCCGACCACTACTACAAGCACGTCATGGGCTTGTCGACGGGTGCTGGCATCGGAAGTGTCTACAGCAACGTTCGGCAGAAAGGCGCAAAGCTGAACCGTACGGGGGGTGTGGCTGGTGGGCCAATAAACTTGATGCTCGGCATTAATGAAGCAGCTCACACTGTACGCCAAGGAGGCGATCGGCGTGCGGCGCTTTGGGCGGGCCTCCATTGGTGGCATCCAGATGCGCTGGAGTATTGCTCGGTGAAAGATTGGTCTGAGGATGTGCGCCAACGGAAAGCAGAAAATTGGGAAACGCCAGCGCCGCTCGATTACACGAATCAGAGCGTCTGCTACGACGACGAATTTTTCCAAGCTGTCGCTGAGCGAAGCACCGAGAAGCGACGTCAAGCTGACGCCGTATATTGGAAAAACGTGGCTCATGCGCTCCGCACAGGCGATCCCGGCTTATCTGTCGATTGCGGCGTCAATGCAGGCGAGTGGCTTCGTAACGCCTGCACGGAAGTCAGCTCTCGCGACGACAGCGATATTTGCAACATCGGAAGCCTGAATTTGGCTCGGTACGAGACACTCGCAGAGTTCGAACGCGACCTACCCTGCGCCGTAGCGTTCTTACTCGCTGGCAGCGAATACAGCGACGTACCGTACGAGAAAGTTCGCGTTGTTCGTCAGAAGAACCGTCGGCTCGGTTTGGGCCTTATGGGTGTTCACGAGTGGCTGCTTCGACGCGGCAAAAAGTACGGCCCAGATGTTGAACTAGGTCTGTGGCTGGCGGTCTACGCGCGATCAACCGAGATCGCTGCACGCCTTGCTGACGAGTGGAGTCTTTCACGTCCCGTGAAAACTCGAGCCATGGCGCCCAATGGCACGATTGGCCTCGTGGCCGAGACAACTACTTGCCTAGAACCGCTTCTCTGCGTAGCGAAAAAACGCCGCGTAAAGCAAGGAGATGAGACGTGGGCGCAATACAGCGTCGATCCTGTCGCTGAGCGCCTCATAAACGAGGGTGTCGAGATCGGCAACATCGAAACGGCCTACGATCTCTCTGGTTCACTCGCGGGAATCGAGCGTCGCGTCGCTTTTCAGGCGTGGTTTCAACAATTCGTCGATCACGGCATCGCATCGACGATCAACATCGCTTCGTGGGGTAGCGCGTCAAACAATGAAGACACCGTGAAGCCGTTCGGCGAGATGTTACTCAAATATTTACCACATCTGCGCGGCATCACCGTATATCCTGACGGTGCGCGATCGGGACAACCAATTGTTCCTGTGAGCTACGAAACGGCGCGCAAACATGGGGAAGAGATCGTTTACGAGTCGGCTGATGTCTGTGAGATGCGCGGAGGAGGCTGTGGCTAGTTTGCAAGTTCCCGACGCGCGGCCTCGAACTCCGCCGCGACTACCAGTGCGCCGAGTGCCAGCCAGCGACCGATGCGGCGCAGCCCGCAGGAAGCTTCTAGGACCGCGCACAGAGCGATCGAGAAGGCCAGCCAGCCCGACCAGCCGAGTGGCCCCTTGGACGCGGCCAGAGCGCACAGAAGGGACGCCCCGCGATAGGCTGGGTACACGACGCTTTCCCTCGTGCCGTGCAAGACGAGCCGCAGCCCAAACAGCCCGCAGCCCATCGAGGCAAGAGCAACGAGCCACAAGCGCCAGTCGGCGAGCGGCGCCGCAGGCGCAAAGCTGCCCGCCGCAGCCAGGCACAGCGTCAGTCCCATGACCGCGACCTGCCCGGCGCCGAAGAAGCCAGGCTTCAAGCCACGATCACCCTTGGCCATCCGGACGGCCCGGAGCTTCAGACGTTGCCCGAGTACGTAGGTGCAGGCGAGGAGCAGCGGAATGGGGAGCCAGCGCAGAGGCTTGTGCAGCGCAGCTAGGAGCACGGCGGCAAAGACGGCTGCGGAGAGCGCAAGGCGCTGCCTCAGTGGGCGACGATCAAGCGGATCGGGGAAGAGCAGGCACCCGCCCTTGCCGGCGACGACGGCGACGAGCGACGACGGCATGAGCAGCGCCAGCGTTTCGGAGGTGAGGACCAGCGTCGAGGCGGCGGCCGAGAGCAGTTCGGCCCGCGTCGGTGGCCACATGCGCGGCAGCGGTGCGCGCAATCGGTAGACGAAGCAGCCGAGCGCGTACCAGAGGGGGATCGCCAGCGCATAGACCTGGAAAGCGCCGAGTGGGTGATGCGCGCCGCCGGCTAGGCCGCAGAGCTTGGCGTAGGTGAAGGAGCACAAAGCGTAACCGAGGAGCAGGAACCCGACGCGTGGCTCGTTCATGCCTGGATGTTCGCAACCCACGGTGCTTGCGTCTAGCTCTCGAGTCGGAGTAGGTTCAATCGGCTATTAGGTTTGAACAGGAGCAAACAGAAATGTCACTGAGAGTCCTTCGATCTGAGCAAGACGCCTCCGTCAACTTCGTCGAAGAGCAGCTCGCCGGCTTCCTCGAGGCACGTTACGTGCGGCGTCGCGCTGACTACTTCGTCTGCTATCTGAGCAGTCACAGCGGATGCAATCGTGGCTGCGAATTCTGCCACCTGACCGCGACAGGGCAGACGAGTTTTGCGCCCTCGACGATCAACGACTTCGAGAGCCAGGCACTGTCGGTGCTCCGGCACTATCGCAGAGAGTCGCCGGCCCGCTACATGCACTTCGCCTTCATGGCCCGAGGTGAGCCGCTGGCGAACCCGCATCTGCTCGAGCGCGGGCAGGAGCTGCTGATCCGACTCGGCAACCTAGCGCGCGACGAGGGGCTGCCCTCGAAGTTCTGCGTCTCGACGATCATGCCGCAAACGCTGCGCAAGCCGCTCGTCGACGTCTTCGGCTTCGTCTCGCCGACGATCTACTACAGCCTCTACTCCGTAGAGCCGGCCTTCCGCGAGCGCTGGCTGCCCACGGCGAAGCCGATCGAGGCCGCGCTGCAAGAGCTCGCAGACTACCAGCGCTTCAGCAAGAAGATCCTCAAGATCCACTTCGCCCTCATCGAGGGACAGAACGACTCGGCCGACCAGGTCTGCAAGATGTGCGACGCGCTCGACGAGCGCGGCCTAATCTGCGAGTTCAACCTCGTCACCTACAACCCAGCGACCGCCGCGCAGGGGCGGGAGAGCGCGCCCGAAGTCATCGCCGAGCGCCTCGCGTACATCTTGGAGCGCTTTGTCGGAAGGGTGAAGGCAGTCAAGCGCGTTGGCTTCGACGTCAAGGCGAGCTGCGGGATGTTCGTCGGTGGTGAGAAATGAGCGCCTCAAATCTCATCGTCGAGTTCAGACTCCTCCATCCAGATGCGAAGCGTCCCGAGTACCAGACCGGTGGCGCGAGTGGGATGGATCTCTACGCTGATGGTAAGGAAGCTGAAAATCAGTATGGTGGATTAGACGTTCACTGGACTTGTTTAAAGCTCAGTCCCGGTTGGATCTGGCGCATTTCAACGGGCGTCGCCATCTTGATTCCCACCGGCTGGGAGGCACAGATCCGGCCGCGCTCGTCGCTATCTGCAAAGGGCATCCTATGCCAGCTCGGCACGATCGACAGCGACTACCGGGGCGAATTGAAGGTTGTCCTGGTGAACCTGAGCGGCGAGCCGTTCGCAGTGCGCCGTGGTGAACGCATCGCGCAGCTAGTCTTCGCGCCGGTCGGGCGCGCGGCGCTTCAGGAGGTGCGCGAGTTCAGCAGCCGGACGAAGCGCGGCGAGGGTGGATTCGGGAGTACGGGTAAAATGAGGTCAGAATGCAAAGTCTGAGGTCGAACTCATCACGGTACTCGAATGATATGCATAGATCGCAAGGCTTGCGAACGAGCTAAGCGACTCAAACGAGTAAAGAAGCCCCATCCCAATTGAGCAGCACGTCGCCGAGAGCAAGCGTCGCGCCCGTCTCGGCGCAGCCGTTGTCGGGGTTGACGGCATCGAGCAGCACTGGCGACGATCGACGAAGCCCACCGTAGCGGATCATTTGCGAAGTACCCTTCTCGTCGCAGGTGTTGGCGTCTCCGACCTCGCCAGGAAGTAACGTGCCAGCCAGAGCGGCGCGACGCGCGTAGATGAAGGGCAACTCGGGCGTCGTCGGCGTCGGGTAGGCTAGGCTCGTCGAGGCGCCGCCCGGCACGTAGCGCTGCGGATCGCCGTTACCGTCGAGCTGGTAGAGCATGCCGGGCGGGCAGCGGCCCCAAAGCTGCTCGGGCGTCGCGTAGCGGAACAAGCTGCGCGGCGCGGCAGGGTCAGCGCTGATCGTGTCGCAGAGCACGCAGCCTGCGCCCGTCGCAGCGTAGAAGACGATACGCTCCCTGTCGAGTAGGTTCCCGCCCTTGCCCCGCGGGTTCGGCTGCGGTCTGTCGATGAAGAAGAGCGCGGTCGGTGCGCCAGTGCCGACGGCGTACGAGAGGAACCAGCACCGCTCATCGTCCTCGCTGGCGTAGCCCTGCATGCGGCTGCCGGAAGACGGCCAGAGCGGTGAATACGTAGGTGACGCGTCGGTGCCACCACCGAGCAGGTAGATCTCGTCCGCGGCCGATGGCGTCCGCACGAGGTTCGGTGAGCCGCCCGTGAAGCCGGCACGCGGACTCCACTTCAACCGCACGCCTCCGACTGCGTCGACTTGCACGCACAGCTCTGTATTAGGGTCGACAACGTCTACGAACGGGCGCCCCCGCAGCACGAACCAGGCGCCCGGCGCCGCGAGGCTCGCGGCTGATGTGATGACGTCGCCCTGCGCGGCGTAGACTATGCCCGTCGAAGAAGTTGGCACTGTCCAGTTAGTTCCGGAAGTGCCGACGTTGAGTGTGCGCTTGAACAGGAAACAAGCTTCGGCGGCCGAGACAGGCGCCGCGTTCTTGAGGAATGCCATACGAGAGATGGTCAGGTCAGCGACGAGCAGAGCTTCAGTGTGTTCGCGTTACTCGCCGCTGTCGGTGAACCCGTTCCACGACCTCACTTCGCCGCATCCACCGCGTACTCGCCGACGCGCACGAGCAGCATGCAGCCGATGACGCGGCCGACGTTGACGAGATGGTGCTGCGAGGCGCGATAGACGACCTCGACTTCGATCGTCTCGCCGAAGAGGAGCTCACTAGCGAGGTAGCGCTGCTTCGCGCCGGCCTCTTCGACTTGGCAGACGAGCGCGGCGTAGCCGTCGGGGATGGACAGAGTGACGCCCGTCGACAGGCGGCGCGGCGGGTCGTTCGGCCCGACGCTGAGCCCGCAGCGTCCGGCGTGCGACGGCTTCGGCGCGTAGCGCAGCCAGAGCCGGCCGTCCCTGACCTCGGGTTTCAGTTCGTCGGACTTCGCGAGCGCGGTGAAGCGCAGCGTCGGGGGCTTCTCGGGCGAATTCAGGCAGGCATTGACTTCGTCGAGGATGTTCCGCTTCGCCTCTTCGAGGCAACGCATCGTCGTCTCCTCACACGAACGGCGCAGCTTGGCGATCTCGTTTGCGAACATCTTCTCGATCTCGATCGCCGACATCTTCTCGATTTCGGTCTGCGGTTGCTCTTGCTTCGAGTTCTCTTTCGTCATTGTCGAATAATCCTGCATTCGTTCCACTTACTCGCTGAGGACCGCAGCTTTCGGCGGTGGCCTGCCACGTATTTCGGGCTCGATGTCCACACCCGACGATGCTTCGGCAGCCGAGCATCTGAGCCACTCTCTCACGCTTTGACAACGCGCGTCAAGGCGCGGTAGCATGCGGGGCATGAACGAACTCAAGAGCACCTGCAGAAACAGCGCTACACGACTGGCAGCCAGGCGCACCTATATGGCGCCTCGCACCACAAGAACCTGCCCCACGACGTGTACGCGAAGGAGACGGCGCTGGACGTCGGCGAGGACGTGCAGGTAAAAGAACAAGGGCCACAACGCGCCGCCGCCGGAGCGGATGGACTGTGATTAAAGTCGACGCGAGGCGCTGAGATGTGGATCGCGATCGGAATACTCGAGGGCATGCGGCGTCGCTTAGTCAGCGACGGCTACACCGACGAGCAGGCGCTGCGTCGTCTGAGCATGGACATGTTAGTGTACGACCCTTCCGACTGATGTCGTTATTCGCTGGTCAGTGCCCGAAGTGGAGTGCGGCGTTGGACTTCGCGCTGTCTAAATCGGTGATTCGAGCGGATTACGCGAGATGGAAGACGCGAATTAGTTGCCGCGGTTCTTTTGGATGTACTGAGGGAGCAGGTAGTCAGCACCCTCGTAGTTGTTGACTTTCCAGCGCAGCTCGTTGTCGTTGAAGACGCTGGCGCTGTTAGGGTCGACCTGCATCGCGTAGGACGGCGCGAGAGCGCGGGCGAAGCCGATGCCGAAGCGGCGGCTGTCAAGCAGGTACCAGGTCACGTCGCCGGACGCGGTGCCGTCGGACAGCACGTCCGCGTAGACCACCTTCTTGATGTACTTGCGGATGTAGACGACGTTGTCGCCCTGCGCGGCAGTGTTTGCCGGCTGCCCCGGCGCGGCGTTCTGCCCGCCGTAGACGATCGAGCCGACGAGCGTGGCGATGTCGGCGTCGTACATGAGCGACGAGGGCACGACCAGCGTGTCGAGCCGGACGCCGGCTGGAGTACCGTCGCCGAGCCGGATCTGCGCTGCCTTGGCGATGGCCTTCGACAGGTTCGCTGCAGTCAGCGGGTAGTTCGTCCGGTAGTTGTCGAACGTCCGGCCGGTGAAGTTCGATGCCAGGTCCTCTGGGATCGCCGTGTCGAAGAAGTTCTTGCCTGTCGCGCCCGAGAACCAGGCCGCCGCCGCGTTGCCCTGCTGGAGCAGCGAGGAGACGAGGAAGTCGGGGTTCTTCTCCGCGACGCGCCGGAGCGTCCGCGGAGCGGCGGCGAGCGTGCGGTAGATGTCGTTGCTGAACTCCCACCTGTTGACGTGTACTTTCTTCTGGTAGGGCAGGAGCTCGATCGTCTGCGCCTGGCGCACGAGCGGGTTCGAGCTGCCCGCACCGAAGGTCTGCTCCATCGGACCCATCGGCATGAGCTGTCCAAAGATTGCGGTCTTCGGCAGCGAGGCGAACGGGTTGAGCTCGCCGTCAGCCAGGCGCGCGTCGGGGATCGTGAAGTCGTCCGGCCCCTGCGTGCGGGCGACGTCGGTGTAGAAGATGCTGTCCTCACTCGGGTCATACGCCTCCTGCAGCGCCGCCTGCACGTAGGCCGTGAAGGCGACGGCGACCTGCGCCGTGGTGAGGGACGATAGGGTAACTACGTTCGGGCCGTTCATGGTCGCTTACTCCACCGCCACGCGCACAGGGCGGTTGTATGGGGCCAGGGGGTCGGTCGGCTGGAAGGCGACGATCTCGCCGCCGGGCGGGCCGTCAGCCGAGTCGAAGCTGATCGTGTTCGGCGACGACAAGTAGCCCTGCTGACCGACATAGGTCTGATCGACCGGGTTCGTGCCGTCGTTATAGAAGTCGTACATCGCGCCGTACTCGACGATGACTTCGCCGGCTCCGTCGAGACCCCCGGTGTTGTCGAACGATGTGAGGGCGCAGCACGGACGCTTGCCGGTCGCGGCGTTCGCGGCGCCGGGCGCCTCGAGATAGCCGCCGACCTCGACGTAGAACTTGCCGAGCTCGATCACGGCGTCGGCCGCGACCTTCTTTACGACCTGCTGGAATCGCGCCTGGTTGCCGACGCGGGGCGTGAACTGGATGGCCATGTTACTTGCGCTCCATGCGGATGTTGCGCGCGTCAGCCGGCGCGCTCGCTTGCTCGTTGACGACGACGGTGGCGCCGTTCGGGTTGAGGGGTCGGATCGGGCGCTCGGCCAGGCGATCGTTCATCGTGCTGCTCTCCACCGTCGCGCCGGGCCGGATGCCCGCAGCCGCGGAGCGGAGGCGCTCCACGTCGAGCCCACCGCGCCGGGCCATCATCGCGAAGACGCCGTCGAGCGCCGGGTCGGCGCTGCGCGTCTCGCGGGCGGCGGGCGGCGGAGCCAGGACGGACGGTGGTGCAGTTCCGTCGCCGCTCCTGAGCGGCGCGGTTCGCGTCACCTGGGCAACGGCGCCGGCCACCTGAATCTTGAACGTCCGCAGCTGCTCGAGCGACCAGGGGCGCGAGGCGCGCTTGTTCTCGACGCTGCCGCGAACGTAGCCGACCGGATCCATGCCGAGCATCTCGGCCTCGAGGCCGGGCTCGAGGCCGGCATCGGAGGCGGCGATCTCGAGCACGAGCTTCTGCCGCTCACTGTCTTCGGTCTTGGCGGCGGCGGAGCGTTGCTCGCTGAGCATGCGCTTGTGCGCGGCCTCGACGGTCTGCATCGCGGCGAACTTCGTCCGCAGCTCGGCGGGCGTCTTGGCGATCTTGCCTCCGACGTCCGCGAAGGTCTGTTCCGCGTGCGGGAGGCAAGCGCGCTGGCAGGCGGCCCACTCCTTGGCCATCTCCTCGTCGCCGAGCTTCTCGGGCGCGGCGCGCATCATCGAGTTGAAGAGCGCGACGTCCTGCGCGGCATCGGCGTGCCCGCCCATCTCATCGATGGAGGCGGTCATGAGGTTCACCATGCCGAGCGCAGTCTTCATACACCCACGCGCACATTCCTTGAAGAAGGCGCGCAGCGACTCGTCAGAAGTCGCGGCCATCATCGCCAGCGCGTCGCCGGCAGACCGCATCTGGTCAGAGATCGACCAGCGGATCTGGTCGCGCAGCTCGGGGGTCAGCATCTTGAAAACTCCAGTCGTGAAGGCGAAAGGTTGCGCGTCACGCTTCGTGATGGTAGAAGAGGTAGTCCACGTCGTCTTGGGTCCAACTTGCTGCGGAGGTGCCAAATGCGCTAGTTTCGTAATTCCCGCGCGCTGCGCGGCGCGCAGCCCATCTTCGGCTGCGCGGACGCACAGGGCCATTGGGTTCGACGGCGTCGCGCAGCTCGAGCCCTCGCGGATTTTGTAGCGCTCGTAGACGAGCGTCGAGCCTGCGACGCCCGTAGCGAAGCACTGCCCGCACGGTCCCCATTTCGTCTCACCCTCACCGCCGCAGCCCTCACAGTCGCCGCCCTCGCCGAGCTCGACGCGCGTCGCACCCTCGATCGGGTCGAAACCGAGGGAGCAGCCACGCAAGAAACCCCGCACATGGTCCGCGTAAGTCTCGGCGGCGATCTGCTTGTCCATGTTGAAGCGCACGCGGACGCGGAAGCGCTCTGGCGACTGCTCGACGACCTGCACCATGTCGCCGAGGACGTTCCTGACACTGCCGCTCGCGTGCGTGTCGAGCCACGGCCTCGCCTCGCTGTGGAACTCGGCGCCCATAGGGTCTAGGCGCGTCCCGTAGGTGTCCCTGTGCGGGGTGACGAGGTCGAAGTCGAGCACGCCCTCAGGGAGAGTTTCGCCCTTTACGGGCGCGAAGAAGCTGTAGGCGCGGCGCATCTGCATCCTGCGCCGAGATGGTCGCCGAGGTTGACATTTCGTACTCAGCCGCGCTACGCTCGTCCACGGTGATACTCCGCGGCGCGCAGACCGCGTAGCTAGCGCAGAAGCCGCAGTCGGAAGCGAAGCCGGCCGCTGGCTGAGTCTCGCTTCGCAGTTCTGAAGGGATTAAATGGAACGTACGTATCTCTACGACGCAGACGCTGCAGCCAAATTCGTTGTAGCACAGCGCTCAACAGAAAGAGCCAGCAAGCTACACGAAGCCGCTGAGGCGAAGCGCGCGGAGGCGCGCGAACTGTGCAAGTGAGCGTGCTCGAGTGCCTGCTCCTCGACGGAGCGCCGAACGTGCCGGCTGGCGCCGAGTGCGTCGCGTTCACCATAGCGGCGACCGCGGAGCAGGTGCGCGAGATAGAGCAGGGTTACGGTCGCGGCGCCGCGCTCACGATGTCGTTCGGCATCAACGCCGACGTGCAAAGGCTGACGACAGAGCTCAACAAGTTGCGCACCGATCTCGAGACGGAGAAGTCTTCGTGGAAGAGACAGACCGACATACTCGAAGCTGAGATCGCCCGCTACCGCGCCGCCTACGACAAGAACCCGCCGGAAGGCGCGAGTCGCGCGGCGCTGCTTGAGGTCGACTAGTTGCCGACAGTACTGCAAATAGCTCGTGGTGCGCCAGGCGCGGCGCTGCTGACGTCGAGGCAAACCGAAGCTCTGTTCGAACTAGGCGTCGGCGCAGACCGGCGTTTCGATGCGATCGCGCGGAATTCGCCGAACTACGTCCGTCTACTCGGCCCATTCGGTGCGTCGTGGCAGATCGGCGACGGTGTGAACGAAGAATTACTGTCGGCGCTGTTCGAGTGACGCAGCTACAACGCTTGGCGCATGATGCTCTCGAATCCGCGACCGATGAAGAGATACAAGAACCGGATATTAGAGGAGTTGTTCAAATGAACCAAGCAGCGACACAAGTACTCGACGAAATGGTGCTTGGCGCGCACGCGAAAGCGATGCTCGCGAAGCTCTGCATAAACGACATGGCCGCGCCGCTCGTCGCCATCTACAGGCACATCGGCGGCGGCAAGATGCTCGACGATTTCGAACCGCAGGTCGGCGACTACTTCGCCGCCGAGATGAACCTCGTGCGCTTCGCGCTCGCGCAGTGCGATGTCGGCGTGAAGCGACAGGAAGAGCTCGTCAAGAGCACCGTGCGCCGCATCGCGGCGATCTTCGTCGGCTACGTCGACAAGATGAGCCGAGGCGAGCCGATCGACGAAGAGCAGGCGGAGTTTATGAAGAACCGCGCCAAGTTCGAGGCGGCCGAGACGCCCGCCGAGAAACTGCGCGCCTTCGCCGATCTTCTCGAAGGCCGCAGCGGCGGCAAGAGCAAGTACAGCGCGTGACTCTCGAGAGGCGCAGCGCGGCTGAGTGGCGGACGGCGCTGACAATTAGACGTACGATTCAACGCAACGCCTTCGCATTCATTACTGCGCCGCCATCTAGCTTTTCGCGTTTTGAGGAGCAAGCCAGACAAGTTGATCGCGCGATGGCACAAGTCCTGCAAGGCGCCTTTCCGTTCAGCAACGACTTCCGCGGATCGTCGCTCACCTCAGCGAACCTACACGCCGCGGTCGCTAGAATGCGCACAGCGCAGAACTCGCCCGACCTGCTCGTCATTGACGATCTAATCGCACCGACGGAGATGTCGCGACGAGTTGACTACATCCTCGGCCGCGTCAATCATCGTCGCCTGCGCCGAATTCCGTGGTCGCAGTGGCTTCCTGCGAAGCTTCGCCGCCTGCGTCGGAGCCTTGGGCCTCCGTTTCAACGGATTTTTCCTCATCTGTCACCGTTTGAGCGCCGCTATCCGTTTGGCTACCATTCGGACTGCCGGACTGGGCCACCTCCGCTTCCGCCTCGTCTAAGAAACCGGCTCGAACGAACCAGTGCGCCGCGGGAATGCCCGGCAGCGACTTCTCGAGCTGCGGCAGCGCGGCGGCGAGCGTCGCAATGCCGGAGGCCGTCTCCTGAGCGCGCTTTGAGCGCTGCTCCTCGCGGGCCGCCTGGTCCTCCGGGGGGGTCGCGTCGCGCCACACGTACGGCGCCAGTTCGAAGTCTCGGAAGTTGAACCACGTGATCCAGCGCGTGAGCTGCGAGCGCAGCACGCCGCTGCACGGCTCCCACACGACGCGGTCTGCGCCCGTCTCGGGATCGCGGTATGTGCGGCGTCGCGCGTCCCAGAACCATGAGGCGCTCTCGCCGTACTTCTGCCAGAGAGTCTCCTTGTGGACAACGGCCTGTTTGAATCCGCCGGTCTGCCCCACGGAGGTCATGTCCTGCCCGAGGTAGACGAGCAAGATGCGCCGCAGGATGCGCTTCTCGGTATCGCTGAACGCCTCCCAGCCGCTCCCAGACGTGTGTATGAGCTCCACTTCCTCGAGCCGCTTGCCGTCGAGCATGCGCAGGGGGATAACGGCGCCGCTGCCGACGCGGGCGATGAGCTGCGCCGAGGTCGGCACCTGGCCGGGTCCACCCGCCTGGTCGGCGTGCGGGAAGTTCGCGTCGGCGAAGTATTTGGTGAATCCGAGGCCGAAGCGCTCCGTGAACGCCTGGTTCGTGAGGAAGTTGAAGAGGTCGCCGATGAAGTCGAGGCCCAGCGAGTAGACCGCGCCGTAGATCCAGGGGTTCCGGTTCGCGGCTTTCGAGAGCACCCAGCGGCCCATGCCCGGCTCGACGACGAGCAGCCCCTTGTTTATGGTTGTCGCGCAGAAGTCGCCGCCGTCTACGCTGCGGTCGTTGCCACGGTAGAAGTATTGCGTCTGTGACGGGTGCCAGGGCTTGAGCACCGGCAGCCAGAACCGCTGCCGGCCGTCGCGGCGCTCCTCCCAATCAGCGCCCATAATGCCCTGGCCCATCTGCAGGCGGTCGTCGTGGAAGTTACGCAGCGTCGCGTCGGGGTAGACGTCCTGCTCGATCTCGGCGAACCAGTCGCGCACCCATCGCGCGCGACGGCACTTGGGGCGGCGGCAGTCCTCGCCGTGCTCGACGACGCACGCGGCCGACACGTGCCTCGGCAGGAGACTGTTCACGCCCTCCCAGCGGACGTTCAGCGCGTCGGCGATGACTGGATGCAGCCGGAAGTCGTCGGCGAGAAGCCCCGCTGCGCCGAACGCGCCGCCCGCCATGGACGAGATCGCGGCCTTGGCGCTGTCGACGTTCCAGCCATAGACGTCTCGCTGCCCAAAGCCCTGCATCGTCGGGACCTGCGCGATGCGTCCCGTCTGCGGCTCGCGCGGTGGCTTGGCAACAACGCCCGTCGGCGAGACTGGGAGTAGGCCGCTCGCTGCGCGGTGCAGTAGACTGGCAGCACGCAATCGCAGGTCATGCAGGGTGTAGGCCATCGCCCGAAGATGGTCGCCGAGCTTGACGCAGCGACGGGAAGTACCGAAGATACTTCAATGCTTGCAGCAAATATAACTTGCGACACCTATGTAGGTGGTTTGTTCATAAGCTTGTGTGAAGACGCAAGCATTCGCGCTGACTTGTGGACTTGGCATTTCCTCTATCATTCAATCGATCGTTGGTCATTTCCATGGAACGGGTTCCTAGAGTTATTCGTCCACCGAGAGTGGAAGCGTTTGTCGGTGGTGTTTTCGTGACCTCCATCGTTTTCGACGTCCACGCCTGGCCACATCGAAGACACGGTGGCCCACTCGTCAAAGGGATCAACAGGCGCGGGCAGCTCTGCCTCGACGTGCTGTGTCGGGCTGTGGATGCCACGAACAGCAGTGGCGACGCTCTGATCGTCGCGGGCGACCTCATCGACAGCGCTGGACCCGTGCAGCCGCAGTTCGCGGCGGCGCTGCGCGGTGTGCTTCAAAAAGCGCGACGACCTGTGACGTTGCTCCTCGGCAACCACGACATGACTGCAGAGAACGATCACAGCCTGGCGATCTACGAGCAGAACGACGATTGGACGAACATCAACGTCTGCTCGTCGATTGCGTGGCCCCACGGCGCGATGCTGAGCGATTGCGCGCTCGGCTGCGACGAATCGATCCTAGTACCATTCCACTGCGACATACGTGACGAGCGTGTGCGCGACGTACCGTTGGTCGTCGGCCACTTCGGCGTGTACGACGACAGCTTCTCGCCTTGGTGCAAGCGCGCGAAGGGTGCTTGGCATGTAGACGCGCTGTTCGCGTTCATGCGAGAGCGGAACATTCGCTGTGTGTGTCTCGGTGATTGGCACTCAAGGGCTATCTGGCAGAAGCGTGACGGCGTTGTCATGCATCACAGTGCGGACACACGTTGCCTTAGCGAGCTAACGCTAGATCGACCAGACAGCTTTATCGTGATGCAAGGCGGCGCGCTCTGCACAACGGGGTGGGACAACCCAGGTCTTCACGGCTACGGCACCGTCGCGCGCTGGGGCGGTGAGCGCCTGTCGTGGCAGGAGCTGCCAGGCCCACGCTTCTGCGTCGCGCGCAGCGACAAGGAAGAGGCCGAAATCGTCGCCGAGGCGAAGCGATTAGGACACAACTTGTTCCTGCGGCGCTACTACCAAGGCGACGCGGCGCCGCAGCGACCCGAAGGGTTCGAGGCGTATGAAGCGCTTCCCGTCCGCATTGAGCAAGCCGCGCAGCACTTTATAGTTGAACAGATTCCAGGCGAGAGCATTTTGGCTGGCTATAGTGTTGGGGGTTTACCTGTGTATTACCCAACCAAATTTGAGACACCTGAACAGAAGTTGGAACGCTTGCTAACGAAGTGGCTAGACCAATTCGGGGACGACAGAGATGCTCTGGAAGCGCACGCAAGGAGATATCTATGACTATTCTCTGTAAATGTTGCTCAAAGATCACTTGTGGGCAATTCTTTGTTCGCTGTCCGCATTGTGTTGTCATCCACGTTTGTGGAAGCGGTGTTGCGCTATCATCGGCAGAACAAGCATGCTTGTGGACTTCGTGAAGCTCCACCTCCACCCCTACCCGCCGCACCGCAACTCGTTGCTCGATCTTCCAGCTACCGGCCTTGTCGCGATCTGCGGCAAGAACGGGCACGGCAAGTCGAGCTTCGTCGAGGCTTACGCGGCCTGCGTCTGGGGGCGTTCGCTGCGCGGTGCCGGCCCGTGGCGCGGCGCTGACACAAAGCTGACGCTGGACGTCGGTGGATACCGCGTCGAGCGCACGCCCGAGAGCCTACTCCTCAACGGTGCCAGCGCGCTCAAGCCCTCCAAGAAGCAGGCAGATGTGACGGCGCTGTTTGGCGACTTTCAGACCTGGCAGCGCACGCGCGTCTTCGACGCGGACCTCACCGCGCGCTTCGGCGCCGCGTCCGACGGCGACAGGAAGAAGCTGCTCGAGCAGCTACTCGGACTCGAGAAGCTAGACGACGGGTTGCGCCGCTGTCGCGAGGACAAGCGAGAAGCTGAGCGGCAGCTAAAGAGCGTCGAGCAGGCGCTTTACGTCTCGGAAGAGCCAGACCCGACGCCCGTCGACTTCGATGTGGAGGCGCTGGCGCGCTCGACGACTCTGCTCGAAGACGTCGAGCGCGCCGCGGCGAAGATGGCCAAGGAGGAGGGGCGCCTTCTCGCCACACTGCAGAGTGCGGAGCGAAAGATCGGTGCGCTGAGCTCCGGTAGGTGCCCGACCTGCGAGCAGGGCATCCCAACGAAGCACGTCGAGGCGCTCAAGACAGCGGCCGAGGAGACGAGGATGGAGCGCGCGGCGACCTCTCGCGAGCGCGCTGCGGCGGCCGAAGAGAGCACCCGACTACTCGAGCAGGTGCGGAAACTGCGCGCCGAGCAGGCCGCCGCCGAGCGCGCAGTCGAAGCAGCGAAGCTCCGCGCAGAACGACAGGCGAAGCGCGCGCCGCTAATCGAGCAGCGAGAGCAGTACGCGGCGTCGCTCCGCCAGCTATCGGCCGTGGATGCTTTCATCGTCAACGCGCGTCCGAAGCTCCTTCGCTCCTCCCTGGCCATCTTGGAGGCTGCGGCGTCGGCGTGGCTGCCGAATCTCTCGATAGGTGATGACGGCTCAATATTGCACGGCGTCAGGACTTACAAGGAGCTCAACGAGGGACATCGCCGCCTCTGCGATATGGCCGTGCTGCTTGGACTATCGGGCATGGGCGATGCAAAAGCCAAGGGGCCGGTCTGGCTCGATGGTGCGCTTCATGGCCTCGACGACGAGCGGCAGGACGGCATGGCGGCGCTCCTCGAGACGATCGCGCAGCGGGAGCTCGTCATCGTGCTCACCTGCCAAGAAGACGCGGCGCAGCGGCTGCTTGGACTCAAGATCCGAGTAGTTGACGGACGGATCGTAAATCAGTAGAGTTGACGCATGAAAGTCATCGGACTCGCAGGTTTGAAGGGCTCCGGCAAAGATGCGTTTGCGGACAGGTTGAGCTACTCATTCTCCAGACTCGGAATCCGGAGTGAGCGACGGGCATTTGCTGACGCAGTCAAGAGCTCGCTTCGGGAACTGTTCCGCTTCACAGAAGCGCAACTGACCTCTCCTACATTGAAAGAGGTCATAGATCCACGCTGGGGCATCTCTCCGCGGGAGGCGATGCGCAGATACGGTGGCGCTCCCGGCGAGGGGCTGAAAGCGATCTTTGGCGATGACTTCTGGATACGTCGCCTGATGCTCGACGTATCACTACACCGTTCCTCTGACGTACTCCTCGTGACCGACGTCCGCTTCGAGACGGAGGCCGCTTGGGTGAAGCGACAGGGCAAGCTCGTCCTCGTCTCGCGGTCGTGCGTGCTGTTCGACGGACACTCGACGGAAGAGATGGGACGCGACCCGTGTTGTTCTTCGACTACGCTGTCGACAATTCTGGGACGCTTGAGGAGTTGGCGGAGCACGCTGAAATGCTGGCGCGTCGGCTGCTGCCGTGGCTGCAAGCGAGAGAGATCGAGTACGAACCTACAGTTTCCGATTGCGTCAAGCGAGGCACGTCGGAGCAGCGAGAGCACTCCCGGGATTGCGGATTCTGTCTCGCTGCGGAAGTCGGAAGCGGACCTCTTATGTCGAAGGAGTCTAGATAGATGGCGCTCAAGCACACCTCCAAGGGCACGCCGTATCTCACGGCGCCGGAAGTCTGCATTATCGCAGCGACACATGTCGGCCGACATGTGTTCGGCGCCGAATCATTCGTCCGAGAGCTGTTTCCAGACACTGATTATTTCGAAGAAATCGAGGAAGACATCCCCCTCAACGACGGCGCCCAGCTCACCAAGTTCGCCGGACAGCTTTGCTACCTCAGCTTCGGCGCGCAGCGGACGCGCAACGCCGAGGCGTCGAAGTACCTCGAGCACGTAAAGGCGAGCGGCCACGGCAGCGTCTTTGAGCACGTCTCGATGTCGATCCTGTTCTGGGGCGTCTCGCGCGCTTTCACGCACGAGCTAGTCAGGCACAGGGCGGGCTTCGGATTCAGCCAGGTGTCGCAGCGCTATGTCGCGGGCAAGCACGTGCGCTTCGTCGAGTCGCTGGCGACGCAGTTCGATCATGCTTGCGCTTACAGCGAGGAGCGACAGCTTGGTGTAGTTGCTGAGCTACACGACTGCTTTGAGCAGTGGATCGACGCCTGCCGTGAGGAGTACGAGCGGCGCGAGCAGCTGCTCCTCCGTCGCGCCGGTATCGACTACAAGACCGCCACGACCGACCAGCGTAAGGCCGTGCGCCAGGAGGCCCGCCGCTGTCTCCCGAACGAGACGGAGGCGCCGATCCTCGTCACCGGCAACATCCGCGCCTGGCGCCACTTCTGCGAGCAGCGCGCGAGCGAGTTCGCCGACGCCGAGACTTGTCGCAACGCCTTTGCCGCGTTCGAGGCGCTGTGCGCCCACGAGCCGATGCTGTGGGAGGACTACATCGTCTCTACAGACAAGCGCGCCGACGGCTTGCCGACGGTACAGACGCCGTACAGGAAGGTGTAGCGGTGAGCGGAGAGGCGCAGCCGATCCCCGACGTTCGAGCGAAGCTCGAGCAGCTGCGCGTGCGGCGGCGTGTGACGGCGTTCTGCGACGCGTGCGGCAAGACGCGCAGCTGGTTCTACAAAGTGCTGCGCGGCGAGGCGTCGCTGCTACCGTACCTCGTCCAGCTCGACTACGCACTTGACTTCCCAGCCCATCCCATCACCGCGGCGCGTGAGGCAGCGGGCTTATCGAGAACAGAAGCTGCACGACGGCTTGGATTGAGCCGCCAGACGATCTACGTCTGGGAGACGCAGCCGGCGCGACCAGAGCGCGTCGAGGCGATGCTTTCTCTCAAACGTTCTGAGTAGTTTACAAATTGTACTTGCATGGCTTCGAGCTCTAATTTACGATTTGTATCAGAGGTGCTGTACATGAGTGAACCGATTGAATGCTTCGATCCGAATGACTCCGGTTTCGTTCACAAGTCTCAACTGTTCGACAACGCAAAACCCATCGCGAAACCCGTCGCTGGCGTATGCTTGGCCGACGGCTGCCACGTAAGCGTGCGCAAAGTTGGTTGGCTGCACCTCAAGCGTGAGGTCATCACCGACTTCCAAATAGTCCTCAACGGTGAGGTGCTCAACAGCTACGCGATGACCGCGGAAGCGGCGCGCAGCGCGAAGCTCAAGCTCGCTACATTCGTCGGTGAGAGCGACTGCGCGTACCTCAGCCGCGCGATCGACGAGATCGTCAAGGCGGTGCTTCGATGAAAAGCCGCCGCGCAGCACGACGAAGTGCAAAGAATATTCGAAATCAGATGCGTAAATTCGGCGTAGCGTTCGAGCACGATGAATTTTATACGCTCGAACCTAAAGAGATCGTCGCTTCGAAGTTGCGACGGCATGCGCCAGAATGTATCGGAGCTCACCCATGAAGCGCGTACTTTCTACCGACATCCCCAACACGATCAGCGGTGAGCGACGGAAGGAGTGTAAGAAGACGTTCATCGTCGACCCAACGTGTGTCGTCTTCGCCATCGGGCCGGACAGCTGGCTGCGCGACGGGCGCGAGGACATCGCCGTCTCGGCGTCACTCGTCGGCTCGCTCATCCTCGCCAACGACACCGACAACCGCATCGACGGCCCGCGGGTCGGCGAGGGCCACGGCAACGCCGCCCGTGTACCCGCTGACAAGACGGCGCAGGTGCCAGGCTACGACACGGCCGGCAACCCCGTGCTCTGGGGGGCGCTGTCGAGCGTCCAGCTGACGGTGATGGGCACCGACACCGAGCCCGTTTACGTCATCTCGGCGGCGGGGCGGCAGACGGCCAAAGCTAGCGAATACTTGACGGGCCTGCTCCGCCGGCTCCGTGAGCTCTATCAGCGCGTGTACACGGCTCTCGAGCGAGAGCGAGAGGAGTGCCGAGCGAACCTCGCCTCGCTCCTCAAGCGCAAGAACCTACAGCCGGCTGAGCAAGAGCGATTGTTTGAATTGCAGGCTGCTGACGAAACCTTCAAGAAGCGTACACTCGATCAGCAGGCGCTTGAAGACGTACAGGCCGAGGCGCGCAAGGTTCGCGACCCGGTGCTAGCGGAGCTGTCGGACGCGCACTTCCTGGCCATCTTCCGAGGCGTCGCCGGCTTGAAGTTCGGCAAGCCGCTCGTCGGGCGCACCTACAGCGCCGTCTTCCACCTATCCGTGGGCTACGTGCCGGACCTGCCGTCCGACTACCGGAGCCTCGAGCGCTCGAAGCTCGCGAACTTCCAAGTGCCCAGCCCCCCCAGCGCCGAGGCAGACAACACGCGCCGCCTCGTACGTGAGTACGTCCTGAACGGCGTATGCGCCGACGAGGTGCAGGCCCTCGAGCGCGTCCGGCAGTACGTCCGGCCGCTCATGGCCGTGGGCGCCGAGCAGCCACCGAGCGCCCAGTACGTCATGCAGCTCTACCGCCTGGACATGCTCGTGCCGGAAGCGAAGAAGGCGGTGGACGAGCAGGCGGACCCACGCAAGATGCTGGCGCTGTTCGAGAAGCTGACGAAGCGCCTGTTCCGCGAGGCGCTCGAAGAAGTCGAGCGCGGCAACCTCAAGGTTCACCTCACCTGTAACGAGATGTCTGACGATGAGCAACGCGCCGAGCTCGCAAACATCCTGAACCCACCGAAGCGCGGGCGCACCGACAAGCCGAAGTTAAAAACTCAGTCTGTGGTTCCTGTCCGATCGGATCGCGCGCCGATCCTCGCCAAGCTCGCGGCGCTGCGCAGCCCAATGAACTCACTGTCCGACGACCAGCGCCGCGAGGCGGCGGCCGTCGCGGCTTGGGAGCGCTTCCAGGCGGGCGATGCCGCCGCGCTCCGAGACTACCCGCATCTGGCCAGCGCGGTCGCTGACGCGGAAGCTGAGGTCGACAGCGAGGATACGCCGTTGCAGATGGCTTTGGACTTCCTCGACGGCTGGAACGGGCGGGACAAGATCGAGTTGCAGGCGTTCGCTGAGCGCCAGCCGAAAGAGGACGGCGAGCTCATGGCGTGGCGCGCGCGGGGGAAGACACACGAGGCTAAGCGCTTGGTGGCGAAGAAGCTCATAGAGGACGCGGCGGCCAAGATGCCGAAGACCGTCAAGCCCGACGAGCGCGCGAACTGGATCAGAGAGGAGTTGGAGGCGAAATGAGAACGATCACGCAGAGATCTGAAGGGAATTGGAGCCGCGGCGGAGTCCGTGCGGTTCGCTAAACCGAAGGTGCAGCGCCGGGTCGCGAAGAATCCGCACTACGCCGATCGCTTCCGCGGGGCGCACGCGGCGAAGGTCGCAGCCGCGCAGAAGCGACGCGCCGAACTGCTCGCGAAGCAAGCAGAAGAGGCGCGCAAGGCCCAAGAGAAGGTCGCAGCTTCAAAAGAGACGGCAGATAACGCTCGAATCGTACGAAGCCTGACCATCCGCTCCACTGAACGCTTGACAGGTCGTACCCGAATCTGCAACAGTTCGAGCTGTGGAAACCACGCAGCATGATCGCAGTAGTACGTTCGCCAGATACTTCAAGCGCTGGCTCGGGCGCCGCCTAGTCGAGCGCCCGAAGCCGCAGCCTCCCGCGCCACCGCCGAAGCCCAGCAAGCACGCGCGCCTGCGTGCGGAGCACAGGCACCTCCACATCTCGGCCGATCTACGAGCCCGCGCGACGAGCAGGCGACAGCTCGCGCCAATCGATCCGCAACTCGCGCGCATCATCGCAGAGCGCCGGATGGGTCGGCACCCACGCACCCAGAAGCCTCACCCACTGCCCGCGAGCTGCCTGAAGAAGTGCGGCGTCCGAGACTGCGCGCACGCGCAACCTCGCGCACTGCTCAGACTCCGCGACGAGTACGCCGCCGCGAACTACGATCTAGCGCATCGAGCGGCGGACAAGCAGTGGCAGCGCAACCAGCACCTCGAGCGGGAGATTGTGCCGTGCGTCTACCACAACACCGCCGAACCGAAGAAGTGCCGCTGCCGAGGGCGCCGGGAGTACCTCTGCCAACCCGACCTCGAGCATCTCGCGTACATCGGTCTGCTCGACGCGATCCTCTACTTCGACAAGGACAAGGCCGGCTGTCTCTCGTCTTACGCTGTCCACAAGATGAAGTTCTCGATGCTGACGCTTTTGCGTCAAACGCCTGTCTACTACCCGCCAGACCTGCTCCGCGACCGCCGAGACGTGGGCGCGCTGCGCAAGACTCTGTGTCGAGAGCCGACCGAAGCTGAGATGGTGGTTAAGCTGGCGGAGCGGGGTGCCTGCACTGCTGAGCGAGCGCGGCTCGCGATGAACTGCTACTACGGCAATGAGCGGAAGAGCGTCGAGGAGCTGCATGAGCAGTACTTTGGTCGGACCTCGCGGGAGGATCGCCGCGCACGTAGGTCGCGCGGGGAGACGTTCGTCGAAAACCTGTCCATCGAGCAACCCCGCCGTGGAGAGGATTCAGACGGGGACGTGATCGAGGCCATTGCGTCGCTGCCCGCGGAGCTGCGAGCAGACGCGCAGAGGGCTCTCGGCGGGCGATCGAAGCTATCCGACGCCACTCTCGGCGCGCTGCGCGAGGCGCTGCTCTAGCGCCGGCACCCGGCACACCTGCCGCCGTTGCACTTCCCGCACGATATCACGACGTTGCCGAGCTCGTACTTGCCGCCGTCGTGGCCGCAGATCGGGTAGCGGTCGACCTGCCACCTGCTCGACGAAGCGGCGAAGCTGCGCTTGCCACAGTGGTGGCAGCGCACGCGGAGCTGCCCACGGTGCAGGTATCCGTGCGCCGAGACGAGGGCCGCGCGGCGTCTGCGCCTGGCTTCAGCGCTGCCGCGCGTATCTACGCTGCGGTGATCCTCACCACCACGCTTCCACATCACCGCACCTTCAGGATCTTGTCGACGAGCTGCACCACGTTCTGCGGCAGCGGGCCGACGACGAAGAGGTACTGCCGTAGGAAGCTCTCGAGCTGTCGAACCGAACGTTGCAGTAGCTGTAGTACTGACTCCGACATCATGGCCTCGAAGTCAACCAGCTGCGCCTCGTCGCACTCCTCGATCTGCACGTCGAACGTCGTCGAGGGCAACTGCTCGCCGAAGTTGCCCGCGACGTAGTAACGGCAGGTCCGCATCTTCTGATGTGAGGCGTCGTGCGGCACACACACGACGTCGGCCGGATCGACGCGGCAGACGACGATCCGCTCGCCGCAGTAGCTGCGTGCATACTCCAGGCTCCCGACGTGTAGCCCCGTGTGACAAGCGTGGTTCGGATCGTCGCTAATCTCGTTGCGCGGCATCTGCACCCAACTGCCCGGTCTGTTGCAGATCTTGCCGCTGTGCTTGTCGAGATAGTCTGCGCGCACACCCTTGTACGCGAGGAAACGCCCGTCTGGCTCGATGGGTATGCCGACGTGATCGAGGAAGGCCCACAGGCTGTCGACGCTGCGCTTCGACGGGTTTTGCGCCAGGCGCTCGTGGAAGCGGAGCAGCGGCTCGGAGTCGCCCCCGACCTCCTTCGTCTCGAACACGCGTCGCGCGAACCCGCCGTGCATTGGCTTGCCGTCGAAGAGTAGTTCCGCGCCGCGCAGCTCGAATCGCGTGCGCGACCACGCGGCGACGCTTTGGGCTGCACTCGCGATGTGGCGCACAGCCTCCTCGAAGTCCCGTCGTTCGAGGGCCGCGCGCAACTGCGGCGCGTTCGGCGCGTCACTCCGCACCACGTAAGTCTTGCCACAGTGGACTATCGTGATTTGATCTTTCGTCGCCGTGAATCGCATGTATCTGTCATCCTTATATATTCGAGCCATTGAATCGAGTGCTTATCGACCAGCGACCGGAGGCCGTACGTTTTGAGCAGCGGATATTTCCCGAGTGCCGCAGCAACTACAGCCTTGCGCGATGCCGGATCATCTGGTAGCCGCTGCGACAGCCAGCAAACTGCACGGTCTGTGTAGCGATGCGGCTTCGCTGCCCTCACGAGCAGTTGCGAAAGCGGGTGCTCGGCTCCAAGCGTTGCGGCTACCTTCGCCACATCGCTCTCGTCGACCTCACCGATCTCCGCCACCCAACGGAGCCGCTCGACGTCCTCGCGGGCGCCAGGCTGGCCAGCGAGCACTTCGGCGAGGACGGTCATCCACTGGCCGAGCTCGACGCCGACTCGCACCTTCTTGTAACCGTAGACTTCTGGCATCTCGAGGCCGAACGCACTGAGCAGGTCGCGGCACTCATGGATCTGGTGGTAGTTCGTGTCGAACCTGTCGAGGTGGACGTACAGGTCTTCAGGCTGCGGCGCGCGCTCTACCGCCTCCCAGTTCGACGACAATGGGCGCTTGAACTCATAGGTGCAAAGTCTGAACATGCTGCGCCGCGCGTTCGGGTTCGCGCCGCGCCTGGGTGAGCGCTCTGGTCGCGTCCAAGACAGCTCCGAAGTCTTTACTATCGGGATGCCCTCGATGCCCGCAGCTCTGACAGCCGCCGCCACCGCGGCCTCTTCAGGTGGCCTGTGGTCATAGCCGTAGACGACGTAGTCCGTCGCTGACAGCGCGAAGCCTTTGAGTCCGCGCCTGTCGTCGCGCAGAACGATGCGCGCCGCATCGTCGAGCTCGATCGTTTCTCGCACCTTGCGACCGACTTTGAGTGTGAACGACCCTGAGATCGAGTATTTGCCGTTCACCCGCGGTATCAGCGGCAGGTCTAAGCCACCGTACTTCGACAGCGCGAGCTTCTGCGTCCACGGCGACAGCGATTCGACGCTGCGAATCAGCTCGAGCACGAAGCCGTCGATCGCCGCGCAGATCGCCGCTTCGAGAGCACCGCGCGTCTTCTCGCTGTACTTGAGCTGCTCGCGCGAGGCCGCGATGTGCAGCGCGCCGATCTCGAAGCGCAGCGCGCAGCCGACGTTTCGCGCGTAGTGTGGAAGCTTAAGCTGCGACAGGTCGATGGGATACGGCACGCAGCCCATGACTGCGGTCCACCTGCCGTACGGCTTTGGCGTCCAGCTGACGTCGGGTAGTTTCGCGCAAATATCAGGCAGCGGGTCGAAGTACTTGAACAGGTTCTCGGCCTTAGACCCGAACTCGCCGAGGTCTTCCCGTCGCACCGCCACCTGAATCTCGAGGCCGGTGTCGTCGCTGTCGAACTCGTCGAGAAGGCGAACCTCACCACGCTCGCTGACGTCGAGCGTGCAGACGTACGTGCGGCACTTGCCCTCGCAGCGCGACACGACGGTGAAGCTGTCGGCGTAGGCGAAACCGCTCTTGCTGCCAATACCGAGCATCCCGACCTGCCCGCTGTCCGCGCGCTTCGTCGAGGCGCCGTACTGCGTGAAGAGCTCGAACACCTCCCGCTTCGAGAGGCCGCGCCCGAAGTCGCGAATCGAGAGCGTCTGGTCCTCGAGCGTCGGCAGCCTGACTCGGATCGGCACGTCGCCCTTGCCCGCCTCGCGGTGCGCGTCCCAAGCGTTGGCGCCGTACTCGCGCAATACCGCCAACACCTTGTCGCTGTAGAGCGTGTCGCGCAGCACCGTCATGAGGTGTGCCTCGTCGCCGCGCGAGATGCCGAAGCCCGCTCGCTCGCCCGAGTCGCAGGAGTCGACGCTGCGGTCGAAGGTCTGCGGGATCACTGCAGGTCCTCGTCTTCCCAACCTTCGCAGAGGTCGCAGAGCACGAAGAAGCCTGTAATACTTCGAGATGCCATACTTTCGGGGAGGCCGAACCAAGCATCGTTGAGCAGATCCAAAATTACAGACGCGGCACCCAGTCGAAGGGCTTCATCGTAGCGCTCGACGGGCTTACCTTCAAAATTCTGCTCGATGTCGTTGCAGATGACATTACAGGCGTCTTGCGCTGCTCGCGCAGTGACAGGTGTTGAAAGTTGCATCGCGCGTGCGGGCATTTCGACCTGCAGTGGACCTACTGCGACGCTCACCTTCGATGCTGGGTGGTACTTCTCAACAATGGCACGCAGCGCGACGGCGTTCGCCTTAACTTTGTCAAACCATTCAGCAGAATTCATCTCTAATCCTCCTCTACTGCCGACCATCCTCCTCGAAAGTACTACACTTTGTCAACCTCGTTTAAGAAGCGTCCAGCGCGGCGACGGGAAGTCGCGCGGCACGACCACCCCGGACGAACGTCTTTTGTCGCGTTCATCAGGCACGTCCGACCGGGACTGTACATCTCGCAGCAAATTCGACTACTCGCCCGCAAGGTCGAACGCGCGCTCGTTCACAAAGAAGGATGGCTGCGCCTCATCCTCGTTTGGCCCCCGCGCACCGGCAAGACGACGGCCGGGAGCGTGCTTCTCCTCGCCTGGGTCTTCGGCCTGCATCCGGACTGGGAGGCCATCGTTGGCAGCCTCAGCGGCAAGCTCGCTTCCAAGATCGGCGCGAAGATCCGCCAGATCATCGATAGCAAGCGCTTCGCCGAGGTCTTTGGCGAAGTCGGCATCAGCAAGCACACGGCGGCGAAGACCGAATTCGCCGTCACACACCGGACGCCGAAGGGTGAGGACGGACTGGCCGAGGGCTACTTCTTCGCATCCGGCCGCAACACGCGCGCGACCGGCCAAGGCTCTCACCTCTTACTTTTCGATGATCTCATTGGTGAAAAAGAGGCCGACTCTAGACCAGCGATTGAAGACGCAGAAGAAGCGATCCAGATGTGGCGCAGCCGCGGCGCTCCGTCCGGCTTCCACTGGATAATCAACAACACGCGCTACCGCGAGGATGACCCGATCGGACACATCCTCAGCAACTACGCCAACGACGGCCCGTGGGATGTGGTCATTCTGCCGTCGATGGTTGAGATTGAGAGTGAAGAAGGTGACTTTGAGCTCGACGACGGGACGATCTGGTGTCGCCGGATCGGCGAGGTAATCTGGCCCTACTCGCTGAACGTCGAGCAGTTCATGGCGACGCGCGCCGGACTCCTAGAGCACAAGCCGCACGAGTGGTACGGCCAGCACAAGGGGAAGCCGAAGCCGCCGCAAGGGCGACTGCTCGACAGGAACGACTTACAGCTCTACGAAGAGGCGCCTACGGCGATTCGCGCCCGCTGCGACCGGGTCGCGGTCATCGTCGACACGGCGCGCAAGGCCGAGGAGAAGAACGATCCGTCGGGAATCCTGGTCGTCGGGCAGTGGCAGAACAGACACTACGTTTTGTACGCGCTGGCGAAGCGGCTCGAGTTCTTGGACCTCTGCGCCCACGTCGCCCGCATCTGCCAGGAGTGGCGCCCGCACAGGCTGATCGTCGAGTCGAGCGCCAACGGCACAGCGCTGGTTAATTCGCTGCGCCGGCTCGGCCACGCCGTCGAGATACAGCCGAGCGGGAAGAAGGAAGAGGTGCCTTTCAACACCGCCTGTGAGGAGGTCAACGTTCCCAGCAACCAAGGGTCCAAGGTTATGCGCTTCGACGCCGTCGTGCCGCCGACCGTGCGCCAGCACCTCGTATGGCTGTCACGAGGGGCGCCGTGGCGCGAGGAGCTGTCGCAGCAACTCGCCGACTTCCCGCGCGTCGCGCACGATGACCTGTGCGACGCGCTCGCCATCTGGCTCAAGTGGACGGCCGAGCACAGCGTCGCTTCGTTGTCCGCGCCTTCGCCGCCTGCTGGGCTGGCCAAGGCCGCCGCGAACCCCGCGAGGCCGCAGCCGCGCGAGCAGTGGACGCGGCTTAGGTGAACGCTTTGCCACTGATGCTTCGGATTTGGGTAAGCAGCCGGCCTCAAGATGCGCGCTTCGTCCGCACGGTAGCAGCAGGACGAGCACATCGTCGCGGTACTGCAGCGCCGTCATCTCCTCCTGTGCAACGCCGGTCTGACGCCAGCCAAAGCCGCATCCAGCGCGCCAGTCGAGGTTCGTAGCCCGCAGCTCGCAAAGCGCTCGAGCAGTGAATCCATCTGTGTTCCTTTCTCCTACCACAATGCGCAGACTTCGTTCTGCGCTGCGTTTACTTCCTCGCCATGCTCTGGCCTTCCCTGCCGCTCGATCGCGACTCTGTGGGCTTCCCAGACCCCTTTGCGGCCCAGCCTGCGATCTGCCAGGTCCCAACCCCACCGCTTCGCGGGCCTTTGACCAGTCTTAACTGTACGCCGTCAACCGACACTTCCCTATCTACTAGGACACCTAGCGACTTACCAAGGCGGACAGGATCGCGGTAGGGTTGCCGCTCGTTCGTGAGCGCCTGTACGGCGCCGACGCACTCGACGGCGCGCTCGTCGCCGTTCACGTACTTCTTGAACAGATCCGAGCTGCGAAAGTAGCCGCCGCCGAAGAGCAGGCCGAGCACGTGCAACGCCGTTTCGGCGGCGTGCCTGTCTCCGTTTAGCTCGGCGTTGTCGCTGAGTGGGTCCTCAAGATCGAGCCACAAGCATAGTTGCTGCACGAGCGCCGACCAACCCGGAAACTTCCGGTGCGCCGGAGCCGAATGCTGTGGGCAGCCGGCGACGGCCCAAGCCCGGACGATCGTGTAGGCGTCGCGCTTGGCCTGCGGCGAAGCGGCGGCGAAGGCGCTCGACTGTGTCGGGTTGAAGTCGGCGTCGGTCTGCGTCACGCGCTGGAAATTCGCGACGACAGCGCGCTCGGCGATGTCGCCGTCGAGCGTGATGTTGTTTCCGGTGACCAGGAACAGCGTACCGCCGAAGTCGGACTTTAAGAACCCGTGCTTGCCGAGCTCGCGGTCGGACGTCTCTGGGTTCGTGAGGATCCGGGCGAGCTTAGGGTTGCCGAAGCACCGCCCCTCGTCGAAGTTGTCCCACAGGACGAGCGGCTTGCGCGACCAGCCGTGAAGCGCCTTGCCCCACTCGGCGTCGCGCGGGTCCTTGAGGTCGCTGTCCTCAGGACGGCGCCCGAAGAGCAGCCCGTAGGCGACGTGGGCGCACATGGTTTTGCCGCTGTTCTGCTGCGCGGCGCGGTGTACCCAGATTGGGCAAGTCTCATAGGCCGTGCGCGTCGCCAGCGTCAAGAGGAGGGCCAACCAGCGGGAGCGGTCGGCGCGCTCGCGGAAGTTGACCACGCGGACGTAGCGGAAGAGCCTGTCCGCCGCCGCGCGCGCTTCATCGCGGCTCGGCCGCTGCGGGACGTCGACTTCGCTTCCGAGATAGTAGGCGCGGCTCGCAGCGTCGTAGCCGGGCCGGTCGCTGATCCTGCCGGCTAGGGTGACGGGAGGCAGGTGCGCGACGCGCTTGAGAGGCCTGAGCCCCAGCCAGTGCCCGCGCGAGAGCAGCACTTGCGCGAGGCTGATAGACGGCTGCTTGTACTTCACCACCTCCTCGCCGTCCTCGTCCTCGCCCGTCACGAAGTACTTCGCCGCCCGTCCCATCCACTCGGTCAACGCGTGCGGGTTGAGCCAGTGAATCTGATCGTCCGCATCGGGCAGCACGGCAGCAAGGTGGCCCGCATGTACGTAGACGCCGTCAGGTAGGGCGGCGAGCGCGGCAACGGACTCCTCAACAATCCGCGGCAGGTCTGGCCCGAGCTCGATCGCGGCCACCTCGCGCGCCTTCTCGCGCAGCGCCCAGCCCCGCGTTTTGCGCATGGCCTCGCCGCCCGCGCCGGGTTTGCTCGCGTCGCGGCACTTGTGGTTGAGCTCCGCCAGGTTCCACGAGTAGCGCTTGTTATTGCCATCGTGGCAGCGCCTGTTCCAGTCGCTCGCATGCATCTGCTCGGCGGCGTCCCGCGGGTCTATGGCGAGACCCCAGACGGCGAAGCGCGCTATCCCGAGGACGTGGACGCCCGCGCCGGAAGGCGGCATGGATGGCCAAGAGGGTTGGGAAGCTTTGAGGTAGGCGCTGAAGCGGCGGCGCTTCTCTTCGACGGGTACTTCGGGGACGTCGGCATCCTCGCTCGGCGACGCGGCGGGCTCGTCGAAGCGTGGGAACCAGGCGGGGTCGAACGTCGGCAGTGCGGCGAAGGCTTCAGGTGTCCAGACCGGGTCCTCTTCGTAGAGGCCGCCCGTGCCGTGGAGGCTGCCCGGCGCGACGACCTGACCCTCGTCAGCCTTCACGTCTACGTCGAGCACCTCGACGCGCCCCTCGTCGAAGTCGTTTACCCAGCGAACCTTGACGCGTCCGCCGACGCGCTCTTTGGTGCTCGGCCTTCGGTAGTACCAGTGCTGCCCGCGCCACCCGGCGGTGTCCCGGCCGCTCAAGGCCACGATGGGTGTCGGTGGCAGGTGCTCGCGCGCCCACCACACAGCCTTCTCGCTGTCGACGTCTACGACGACGACTTCGAGCTCAGCACCGGGCACGCGGCCGGTTCGCACGCCGACGTTGTGCTCGGGCTGCAGGCCCGGCAGATCGGCGAGATTCTTTGCCGACGGCGCGCTCTGCCAGCCGTCCTCAAATGGCCGCTTGCCGCGCTTGTCGGGCGGCTTCTCCGCCTCGCGGGGATCGTTCGGGGCGAGCAGCGCTACAGGCGCCAAGCCGAAGCCGATGAGCCGCTCGGCGATCTGGAGGGCGTTCACGCCGCACCTTCCAGAAAGCTGCTCAGGACTCGACGCAGGTTCTCTCGCTGCTCGTCGGTGAAAGTTTTGAACCCTATAGTAGACGCGACCTTAAGCGCAAGAGTAGCGCTGCACTCTGGCGCGTGCGGTGCTCTTCTCGACGATACTTGATAAATTCGGCCTTGAACCCAATCGATGCCGTAGCAGAGTGAGGGCAACCAGTTAGCACCACCACACTCCTGGCAGACATCGGGCTTAGCTTCAAGCGGAGGGCGCCAATAATTCAGGAGTCGTCTGACCGAAGTTTTCATACCCCACCGTTGCATGCCCTCTCGGATGCGTCAAATGAGCGGTGCGAGCCTCCTATAGTCCCTTAGAGATAAATCTCTGAAATTTATATTTCTCTATATTCTACTCCATCTACTACACCATTAACTAAATATAAGAAATATAAGAAGAATATAAGAGGGAGAAGAAAGGGAGGAGTGCAGGTGACTAGTAGGATATTCTAAACGAACAGTATATGTTTCAGCAGCTTTAGGTATGACAAGATAGACAAATTTCGGCTGTTTTGCCACCCAGTCAACGTTTGTGACACCCAGTCAAAACGAAACCTCAGATTTCTGAGGGTTGAATGATAGTTGGAATACAACACCCTACACCAAAGATTTCGCATGTTTATGTAGTGAGGTGCAGTAGATCTGAGGTGGTGTTTCTGATAAGCTCTCAGACGATGAGACGAGAATGGAAACTCTGCCTGTACCGCGTCTACGCACTCCGCGACCCGAGAATCAAAGGTCACATTCCCTCTATTAGATACATCGGGCGGACGGAAGCCCGCTTATCGGAGCGTCTCCGTACGCACCTGAGCCACGCCAAAGATCTGAAGAGGAAGACGCCTTATTTCGAGTGGATTCGCGAGCTTGTTCGCCTTGGATTCGCGCCCATCATCGAGGAACTAGCGAACGTTCCTGAGCGGCAGGCTTCGCTTAGGTTGGAGCTCAAGACGATCAGAGAGTATCGAGTGAAAGGTGCGCCGCTGTTCAACCATCTTCCGCTGAAGTGACGACGGCAAACGAACAAGACTTCACATTCACGGATGGGGAGAAGAAGCTCCTCATCGAGCGCTACGTCGGACACGGGTACGACCCGAGGGACGTCCACCTCCTCCTTTGGGAGGGCGTCGAGCCGCGCTGCGCCTACGACGCGTTCCTCTCGGCCTACGCTGGTTTCGTCGTCGAGTACATGCGCCTGTGCGGCGAGCGCGCCAAGGGGAAACCCTCCGCTGACGACGCTGAGGGGCGAAGACAGCAGCGCGATGTGCGCGACATCGTCTTTGAGATGATCCGCGAGCTCGCCGACATGGACGGCGGAGACGACCCACTCGCGAAGTTCCACGCGATGCCTAAGCTCGTCTCCGCCCACGATCGCCTCGTCCGCAGCACGCGCGACGCCGAGAAGCACGATCTAGACGTCGCCGGCTCCATCCACAACATGATGGCCGCGAGCGCCTCTCGCGAAGATTGACTCAGCGGATGACCTCGCGATAGAGTGAGGACCTCTTTAGTGGAGGTCCTACAGATGAAGCGAGACGACAACACGCGCGCTGCGGTGCTGCGCGTCCTGAAGCGAGCAAAGAAGCCACTCACTCGAATCGAGATCGCAGAGCGCATGCCCGATTCTACGCTACGTGATATCGTCGAGCGCTCGAAACAGCATATTCTCGACGCGCTGCCCCTCGCTGCCATGCAGCGTGAGGGCACGGTGCGACGCGTCGGTGAGCGTCGCTTCGCCAAGTACGAGGCGGCGTCGTGAACATCGTTCGGCGCGGCGCGCGGATTGAACCGATGCGTGTGATCCTCTTCGGCGGATCTGAGGTGTGGAAGACGAGCTCGCTCGCCTGCGCGGAGCGGGCGCTGTGGGCAGACTTCCACGGCTCGACGGCGACGCTGACGGAACAGCCCGACTGTCTTTTCCACCCGCGGACGGGGCGGCCGAAGCTCTACGCGGATCTGCAGGACGATCTGCGGGAGCTGGCAACAGACCAGCGCTGCCGCAAAGAGTGGGACTGGCTCATGCTGGACGGCCTCGACGACGTCGAGCGCCTGTACCTCGTGCCGGAGGCGCTGCGGCGCGCGGGGACAACGACTCTCGGCGAGAACTACGGCAAGGCGTGCGACGCGCTCGTGCAGCTGCACGGCGAGTTCCTGCTCCTCGTCGACGAGGTGTGGCGTGCGGGCTACTCCGTCGGCATGACGTGCCACGAGCAGCGCGTCGAGCGCGTGAATCCAGACGGCGCCAACTACATGGCGACGGAGATGAACCTTTTTTACCAGGCCGGCAAGGTCGGCAAGTGGAACTGCCCGCAGATCTGGCGCGACTGGGTCGACGCATGCGTGTACCTGACGACGGAGGGGCGCAAAGTCGCCAAGGGCGAAAAGGACAAGATCGGCAAGGCGCGCGGCGACGTCGACAAGCACGTCGCCTACCTCGGCTGCGAGGCGTGGCTCGATAGCGCCAAGGCGCGGCGGTGCGAGTCGCTTGAGTCGCCGTTGGCCATCTCCTCGCCCGGCGACTTCTGGCAGCGCCTCACGGGTACGTGGAAGAGCAGCTTCGATATCGCCGGCCTCGAGCGGCGACGCGCGGAGGTGCGCGCTCTAGCTGAGGCTGCGCAGGTGAAGAATCCGGAGAAGCTCTTCGCCGCGGTGGCGACGGCGCGCAGTGCGCACGACCTCGAGAAGATCGCGGCGAGCCTGCAAAAGAAGGAGTGAGATGTTCGAGACATTCGTGAGAGATAGAGCGATGGAGTACGCAGGTTCAGATCCAAACGGCGCGTGGCCGAGCACCGTCATTCGGCTGCCGCTCGACCGCTACTTCGTGCTCGACGTCGATAGCGACATCGACGAGAAGTGGATCGAGGAGCACGGCAGCTACCCGCGCACCGCTGACGCCTACGTCCTCACCGACGACGGAATCCAGTTCGTGTGGTGCCGGCCGACGCTACCGGCCGAGAATTCGGTCTGGCACGGAGCGCAGGACGACAACTATCACGAGCTGTCGAAGGGCCGTGGCTGGGACATGAGGCTTCTCAGCAAGCGGCAGCCGTCGCTGCGCCGCAGCATGGTTGGCCTCACCGAGCGCGGCTGCGAGCTGGCGCTCGAATGGAACCGCGAGGCGCAGCTCGCTATGGAGGAGAAGCGGAAAGGAGCGTAGACGCAAGTGGATAAGGTGAGCATACTGATGCGACCCGAGGCGTTCAGGATCTGGGAGAAGGCGCACCCTCTCGGCTCCGAGCTTCAGGTCAACGTGGCGGGCGAGAGCCTGCTGTGCCAGGTGTCGGAGTTCTCCGACTACCACGGCAAGGTCGAGGTGCGCTGCAAGGTAAAGGAGAAGAGGTAGCATGCCCAAGTTGTTCGAAGGAGAAGTCAAAGCGCGCGGCGTCAACGGCACGCTCATGTGTGAGGCTGGCAGCGCCAGCGCGAAGGGGCCGCAGGTGTCGGCCCGTGTGAAGATCGAGAAGGGCCAGAAAGCCAAGGACGCGGCGGGGCGCGTCGTCGAAGTCGGTGAGGAGGAGCTCGTCTGGTACGCGACGGTTACAGACAAGACGCGCGAGCGCACGATCGAGTCGCTCAAGCACTTCGGGCTGCGCGCCGCGGTGGCGCGACAGTTCGTCGAGAACGCCGAGGCGGGCGAGTACGGCAAGGCGCCGCTCGCCGCCGGCTTTGGGTCGAAGGTGGCGTCGCTCACCCTCGAGATCGACGAGTACCAGGGCAAGAAGAAGACGAAGATCCAGTGGGTGAACGGACCCGAGGGCGGAGGCCGGAACAAAGCCGCCGACGCCCCGGAGATGAAGCTGGACCTCGACGCGCCGGACGAAGAGGGTGACGAGATCAAAAAGAGCGCCGAAGACGACGCGCCGTGGAACAAGTGAGGACGACTATGCCCATCGAGACGAAACCCGAGCAGAAGACCCTGACCGGCGATGAGGCGCGTCGCGCCGTCGCCGACGGCGTGCAGCGAGCGCTGAACCGACGGATCGACGAGAAGGCCCTCAAGATTACAGTGAGTCAGATCGACGACGGACAGAGCATGAGCAGTAGTCCCGTCAACGACATCACTATCACCTGTGACGTCGTCGGCCCGCTCAAGGGACCGAAGGTCGGGACGAAGCGCGCCGCCCGCAAGCCGAAGCCCGCGACAGCCGCCTGAGCTTGACGCAGCGGCGCAGACGCGCGACGCTGCGGTCATGTACCTAGCACTCATCCCCGACGCTGACACGATAAAGGTGCTGAAGGCGTACTCGCCCAACCTACCCGAAGACGTCCACCTGACCGTCATCCACAGCAAGGTCATCTTCGACATCGAGAAGCTGCCGTTGCCCGACTCGGTGAAGCTCCCGATCACCGCGGCAGTCGCAGGCGCTGCCGTCTTCGGCGGCAAGAACAAGGTCAACGTGCTCAAGTGCCACGCGACGCCGCTTCTTGAGCTGCGCGCCTGGGCTGAGCGCGTCCTTCTAGCGCAGCAGCTCTCCTGGTCGTCGGAGTGGACCTTCTCGCCACACGTCACCGTCGGCAAGCAGGTGAGCTCCGCGACGAAGTGGAACTTCCTGCGCTTCTCGCGTCTGGAGTGGCGTCTGTGATGGCCTTGCTCCCCTTCGTCGTGCTGCGCGATGACCCGCGCTGGCCGGCGTGCCTCGACGAGCTTCGCGCCGTGAAGCGTGGCGTCATCGGGCTCGACACTGAATTTTTCGAGGACAAGGCATTGCGCGCCGCCGCCGAGGCTTCGGGGCGCACGAACCTCGACGACAATTTCGACCCCTGGTCTACGCGACTGCGCTGCGTGCAGGTCGGCCTGCCGTCCGGCCTGTGCATGGTCGCGGACTTCGGGTCGCAATTCGACTGGGCGCCGTTCGCAGAGTTTCTGGCCATCCTCCGAGAGAAGTGCGCGGATCCGCGCGTCGGTAAGGTCGGCTGGTCGCTTGGCACCGAGGCGCTCATACTGCGCCGGCACGCCGACGAGTTCGGCTGGGGTGACTGGGTGCTGCGACGCGGGCGCGACGGCATGCTCGCGTCGCAGGTGCTCTGGGCCGGCGTCGCCGCGAAGTCGAAGCGCTGGACGGAGCAGGGCCTCGTCATGCAGCAGACGCTGTCGCACAGCTTCGCCGCGGCGGCCGGGCGGCTCGGCGTAGAGATCGACAAGGATCAGCAGGGTAGCGGCTGGGGCTGCGAGGAGCTCGCTGCCGAGCAGCTCAACTACGCTGCGCTCGACGTGTACCTGCTACCGACATACGTGGATTCTGAGGGCCGGACGCGAACCGGCACGCTCGGAGAGACGTGGCGGCGGCTGTGCGAGGAGGCGCAGCGGCAGGGTGTGCTCGACAGCGTCATCGTCGAGTGCGACGCCGCGCCGGCCTTCTACGAGTGCGAGTGGCGCGGCACGCCGCACGACGACGCGCAGTGCGCCAAGCTCCAAGCGCAGTACAAGCTCGCGGGCGACGACCTCTACGCGCGCGTCTCTGAGCTCCTCGGCGGGGTCCCTGTCGAGGGCGACGGCAGCCAGAAGGAGACGGCGCTGGCGCTGACGCGCTGGTTGCGAGAGCACGGCTATCTGCACGCGTCGCTCTTCAGGTGGGAGCGAAAGGTAGACGGCCGAATCCAGACCTCACGCGCCTTCGACGTCGAGCAGCCCGAGAAGGCGCCGAAGCCGAAGAAGCCGACGGGCAAGCCCAAGGAACCGAAGCGGCTGAAGCGAGACAGCGATCTCGACTACTCGGTTAAGGTCTACGCGTTCCAAGACGCGATGCTCGAGTGGGACGCTAAGCAACGTCAATACGCGGAAGAACTCGCGGCGTGGGAAGCTGAGGCCAAGCAGTCGAAGTGGCGCTTCTGGCCGGAGATGGGTGAGGCGGCGCTCGCGTCTTTCGACTCGTGCGAGCCAGTGAGTGCGCTCATGGAGGCGCGCAGCTGCCGCAGTACGGAGCGCGTACTCGAGAAGCGCCGCGCGAACAGCTGGGCCGGCAGGAATTGGCGCCCGGCGACGCGCTGCCGCTACTGGCAGATCGCGGGGGGCTTCGACAGCGGGCGCGGCGAGAGCGACTCAGCCGGCGGCGGCACTGGGCGCAGCTCGAGCAGCAAACCGCTGAACAACCAGAACGTGACGACGCTGCCGCTCGGAAAGCAGCGGTCGAAAGAGCTTGGCCTCGACAACGTGCGAACGTGCGTGAGGCCGCAGACACTATTTCGGGAGGGAATCGGCCCTGTAGCGCGGCGTGCGATGATCGTCGGCGACTTCTCGCAGGCGCACATGCGCATCTTCGCGCAGACGTCGCAGGACCCGGCGCTCCTCGAGGACTTCCGCGCCGGTCGGGACGCCCACGTGCGCCTCGCTCGTGACTTCTTTCGGGCAGCGAATCCGGGGCACTACTTCGCCGATAAAGACTTCGACTATTGGTGCGAGGTGTACCAGACCGGCAAGTCGCATCCCGAGTACGACCTGGTCAAGTCCCCGCGCGGCCCATCGAAGAACGGTAACTATAACTTCCTGAATATGGGCGGCGCGCAGAAGGTCCGCCAGATCGCGGAGACGGCGCCTGAGCCAGTCCACTTGCCAGCAACGATCGAGGTCGACGGCCTGCAGCGCGATCCTTGGGAGATCATTCAGGAGCGCTGGCGCGAAACGTACGCGACCGGCTACGCCTGGCAGCGCGACGTGATCCGACGCGCGAATAGAGTGCAGCACACCTTCGCCTTCTGCGATGGCGAGTACGGAGAGGTCTGGAGCGCCGACGGCAAGCGGCGGCTCTATCTCCTGAAGGAATGGTCCGTCCCGAAGTGGGCGGAGTCGCTGGACGACGGCCGCTGGAGCGTGAAGGGCACCGACGCGCTCGCTGGCATCATGCAGATGTCGGAGGCGAACGCGCTCAAGATCGCCGCTGCGCTGTGCGTCGCAAAGTTCGACGCCCACCCGGAGTGGGATGCGTTCGTCTTCAACATCGTCCACGACGAGCTCGACGCGGAGTGCGCCTACGAGCACCGTGAGGCCGTCGCGCGCTGCGTCTTCG